CAATAACAATGTCTTGTATTTTTTTTAATAAAGCACACTTTTCAAACTCTTCTACTCCTTCAAAATAATTTATAGTTAATTTCACTGCACATAAAAATTCTTCATCAGAGTATTTTTCTAAGGCACCTTTCCATTCTTTACTTCTAGATTTAAAATCTTTAACCCAATAATAAGCTCTTGAATACATCATAAATTCCCCAGCATCATCCACCCCTTTCATATCTAATTCAGGAGTAGATTTTGAGAAGAATTTTAAAACTTGCTTTTTAAAAATAACCCCATTAAGAATCATTTTTTTAAACATCCCCAACTTAAAAATAGGAGATTTTTTAAAAGCCTCTAACTCAGCTTTTATTTTTTTATTTTCATCATCTTCTTCAGAAAACCCAAATAAGCTAAACACACTATCCAAATTCATCGATCTATATGTATATACTACTTTCTAATTAATTTACCGCATAAAAATGCAGGTTTTACATACGGTACTCGCTAATAAATATTATAAAAAAAAGACCCAATAAATGGGCCTTTCTTATTAAAATCTTGCTTTAGCACCCGAACCCTTATACCATGGGAGCCCATCTCTACCCCTCAAAGTTTCCTTCCACTTTGCTTCACTTAACTTAATTCCATTAATGTAATATTCCCGCTTTTTCATATTACCTTCAGGAATTACAGCGGGACCTTCCCAGTTATGTAATTTACCACCAAACGTGTACATTACAGTCCCATCAGTGGTTGTAATTTTTTTACTTTTAAAATCTTTTTCTTCCATAATTGATTAATCTAAAATATCCACTAACATGTCTCCTAAAAGGCAACCAGCACCAAATGCTAAGCCAAATAGCCCAGTGTAACCAAAGGCTACAAATAAGCTTATCATCAATAAAATTTTGATTTCTTTGTGTTCTACTCTTTCTAACATAACCTTTATTTTTATATACTTTAAACATACAAAGTAAAAGTTAAGTTCCCAAATATACCTTAATAAGTTAAGCTAAGAGTAATACCACCTACTCCTCTAAATTTCAGAGTAGAACCCACTACACTAGTGGCAGGAGTAAATACAAATGAATTGGTACCTTTAGGTAAAGAAAACCCGGCAATATAATTTGATTGGTTATACGAAGCCACGTTGGTTATTGAGGTAAGAGAGCCTGAAGTATTTTTAGGGGTGGTTCCAATGTAATCACGAACGGTTTCCATTGTGAAGTAAGAAGACCCTGAATTATTTGTTATGGTAAAAGTGTAAGGAGTACCCGAGGTGAGGTTTATTGAGGAGGTACCCTCACCTTGGGCTCCAAATAATTGCGGGAATGTATAATTTTGAGTAGGCATTTATTTGATTTTGGTCTGAAAAATTTCAACAAAACTAATTATTCCACAAGCAATTATAGATAAGTATCCTATTGCAAATAGAAAGGGTATAGATAGTAACCTTTTCAATACTTTAGTTTTTTGTATTCCAACTTAAAAAACCATTAAGCCATTTTTTACGTTTAGTACAATTACATTCTTGTAAACCAAAGAAGCTTTTATAACGCTCTTGGGTAATACCAAATTTGGTAAGTGTAGATTCAACTACATCACCCAAACCGCGTCTTTGAAGTTCTTCTTTTGGTGTGTTAAAAGTAACTCCTTTACTTTCTAATTCTTGAATTATTTTGTCTAATTCTGGTCTAACGTCACTCATAATTTTTATTTTTAATTTATTATAAATATGAGCAACCAACGGATTCTTCTTGGGGGGTCCAAAGAATTTTTATCCTTTGTGTGGATTGTTTTTTATTGCCGCGTCTAGTGCATCTTGTACTCTTTGAAGCATTTCTGTCATTTCTTCAATACCGTTAATAGCCCATTGTTTTGTTTTTAAAACAAAAAAGCCACCGTTATCAAAATCAATTCCTAAACTTGATTTAACTTGTATTTCGATTTTTTCGTAATCATCACTTCTTCCATCTACACAATTTGCATCTTGTGTAAATAAAAATGTAATACTATCTAAAGCTGGTTTATCACTCATTTTAAATTATATTAAATAATGTTATACCTAATAGAACCCATAGGGTTATTTCAATAATAATGTCTTTCATTTTACTGGTTTGTATGCGTTTAGTCTTGTTTTTTCCCATTCATCACGAGTCATTGGTCTTACCTCTAAAGATAAAATTAACTCGCGTAGTTTATTTTTTTTAATTTGTTCGTATTTTTCTACCTGAGGTATAACTTCATTTTCAAGAATTTCTTTTGCTTTGCGGTTAAATTCCTCTATATCTATTTTAAAAGGCATCTTCTTCTGATCTAAAGATTAAAAATTCTTCATATCTTTTTTCCATATCTTCCTTATCTCTAAAGACACCACAAGCTAAGTCATCTGCTATTACATAAGCAAAATCTACTATCTGATCTATTTCCATTGCTTTGGCTTTCTCAAATTCATTAGCTAACAGTCTCATTCTATCTTTGCCTAATGATATAGTTAGATACTCTTCTAATTGTTGTACCGCTGTTTGTTTCATTTTATTATCTTTTTTAATACATAAAATCCACCACTTTCAAAGTCATATCCAAATTCAAGATTGTTTTCAATTAAGAAACTCATTACCATTTCTTTTTCATCCTCGGTTAATGTGTTACAATCATAAGCTTGTATACTCCGTAAAGAGTCAATTGCATCCCTTTTACCCGCGCGGTATCCTCGTTCAAATGATTCATTACGCATGTCCTTTAAAACATCATCATGAATAAGTTGGTAAGGAAATATTCTACAGTGTTTTTTCATTTTACCGGTTTGTAAGTGGTTTTTATGGTTTTTTTCTCTTCTTCTTCAAAAATATACTTTTTATATCCTTCAATAGTATCGAGTGCATCTTGCTCTGTAGAATGAGATTCATACATTAATTGGGCCGACATATAGCCCCAACCAGATTTAATTATATTTTCCCATTCCATAGAGAGAAAATCAAATTTACCTATTCGTAAACGTGGGGTTCCAACTTGGGGGATATAACGCATGGTACCATTTCGTTTTTCTTCGATTTGTATTCTGAATTCCATCTTATTCTGATTTAGATGTTATTAAATTCTTCATTAACTAATTCTATTTCTTCTGTTACTCTCTCAAGTTCTTTAGAAATCATTTCTTTAATAATCTCTCTGTTAAAAAAACTAACCTCATCTTTTCTTGAAAATGGTCCTGGGTGGGTAAATTTAATTTTTACTTCCAAACCACAAGATTTAAGAGCAGCTTCTAATTTACGTTTTTGTCTTTCCAACCTATCAAGATCTTCTTTAATCTTTTTAGCTTGCTCAAATTTTTCTATTTCCATAACTTTTATTTTAATTCTTTAAATATATGTATATACCTTATCGATGCCAAAGATTTTTACAAGAAGAAGAATTTGGGATCCGTGGGGTTTTAAAAAGATGGGTAAAATGGAATTTTAGGATTAAATTATGGGTATATATAGGGATATACAAGCTCGATGTGAAAGGGTCGTTTTCGAGCTGTAAAGACGTCTAAACCTCCCTTTTTCGGTCCCCCGCATATATTGACCACTGCGCGCGTGGGGCCCTACCCGGGTATAACTGCCATATATATACCGCCGACGTACGGCCCCAACACCCCCCTACCCCTTATAAGGGTAGGTCTCCTTCCTCTATGACCTGGTTCTTCCAATTTATAACTCCCGGAAGCGGGTCTTCAAAATTCTCAAGTGCTTGGATTATATCATACTTTACCTGAGCCATATCTAACACATTCAGGTTCTCTGTCTTGTAACCTAATGCTGTTAACAGGTCGTGTACTGCAAAGAATTCATCTACTACACTCACTTCTTTTACTCGCTCTAACTTTTTCATATTATCTTTTTTTAATTATACTTAAATATACGACAAGTCAGCTACACATTTGGTTCCGTTGCTTCAGCTTTAATTAAATACTTATTTATCTCATTCATACACTCTTCAGCTGCTTCAACATCACCTGTTCGTTTGAAATAAATGTAATCGTCCATTAACGCATGAACTAAATTTAAAATGTTTTCTTGATTCATAACTTTATCTTTTTAATTATACAACGAATATACGAAACGTTATTTTACTTTTTATCGTCTTAAAAATGTACTTAAACTCATATGTCTCTGCTTTAAAATAAAAGGGGTACTATATTTCAAGTACCCCTATCTTGTTATTTTACTTATTAACCTGCTACCTCATCTTTAGCTTTAGCTGGGCGTCCTCGCTTAACCACTCCTCCATTCGCTTCAGCCTTAGCTTGTAATTCAGCTAATCTAACTTGTCTAGCCGATTCTGAACTTACAGGGCGGCCACGTTTCAATTCGCCATTTGCTCGTTTCGCCTCTAACTCATTTAAACGAACTTGTCGAACGGAACTTGTATCTACAGGTCGTCCACGTTTAAGCTCTCCATTTGCTCGCTTTGCCTCTAACTCAGCTAAACGTACTTGCCTTGCTGAACTTGTATCTACAGGTCGTCCTCGCTTACCTGTTGTTTCCGGCTTGCTCATTCCTGCAAGCATTTCTTCTAATACTACGCTTTTCATTGAATGCGCTTTCTCAATTCCTGCTGCTTTTGCTGCTGCTACTAATTCATTTCTGTTCATAACCTTAATTTTTAATTATTACTTATTTTAATTATACCTCAAATATACGAATTTTAAAACGAAGCATTGGTCCCATATACAAACGAATTGTATATAATAACTGATACTAATGTTGTTACTACTCCAACTAACAATGCTATTGTCAATTTGTCTTTTCGGGTTAATTTCTCCGTTTTGTTTACTGTTTGATTTACTGTTTTACTCATAACTTTTATTTTTTTAATTATACACTAAATATACGAACTCAATTTTACTCACTTACTCCCCACTAAAACTAATAGAACCAAATTGGGCATAATTCATTTCACCCATAATCATAGCTCCCACTATAATAATTAAACCAATTATGGCTGTTGATGCCATCAAACCTAAAATTAAATTACTTACTAACTTCATAACTTTGCTTTTTTTAATTATACTTTAAATATACGAATTTGACTTTTAACTAATTTGTCCTGTGCTTAATTACTCTGCATCATGTAATGGACGATATAACCTAATTCTTCTTGGGTAAATAATGGCTCGCCCTCCCCAATCCATTCTCTCATTTGGAATTGAACTATGGCAGCTATGTCTTGCCCATTTATACACCCGTTTTCAAGATGCCTCATCGCAATTTGGTATTGCGTCTCAATAATAATTTTATTCATAACCTTTATTTTTAATTATACACTAAATATACGAATTGTGTTTTACTGTTTTTATCCGACACCGAAAGCCCACTTGCGTGAGCTTCCAATGCCGTATAATTAAAAAAGATAGGGCTGTTTTCCGGCACAACCCCAAGCCATGCTATCCATGTAGTAGAATTTCTTTATATTTCTCTAACACCTCAGCTATTTGCTGTGCATTGCCCTTCACCCCAAAATACCATTTCACATCTGTAATTTTCCACATTCGGTGTGGCTTAATCCCTTTGCTATATAACTTAACATCACGGATTGAGGTAATCAAATTCCAATAACCAACGGGCATTGCCCCCCCGTTCACACTAATACTTTTACCCAAATCAGCTTGGAACTTAGTTCCATTAATTGCTTTAACCATTTGTTCTAATTTCATAACCTTTATTTTTTTAATTTATACTTGAAATATACGAATGTGATTTTAATTAACTTGTTCCTGCAATTTAGCTAGACACTCTGGGCACCCCACTTCCTCAATACCCTCATAACGGGCGTGGTTGGAGCTTAATGCTGGTGTTCCACATAAATTACCTGACCCAGGTCCAAATCCTGATTTGTAGGCATGAGCGGTCCCTGACCATACGTTTCCTTTGTTTCCAAAAATTGAATACTCGGGTCCTAAATCTTTAATGTTTACTTTTTTCATAACTGCTTTTTTTAATTATACCTTAAATATACAAAATGTATTTATTAATATTTATTCCTACTTTAAACTAATAATTAAATCAAATAATAAATCCTCTAAACTATCATCACCCTTCCACCCTCTCTTATACAAATAATATTCTTTTACATCTGTTAAGGTTTCTAATTTATCAATATCTTCTTTTACTTCTAAAGCAAATTCTTCTCTACTTACTTCACACTCAAATTCAAATACTTTTTTACTTAATTTCATTTTTTTATCTTTTTAATTATACACTAAATATACGAATTGTGTTTTAATTATTTTATTCCTTAACAATAATGATAATCAATAAACTTTTTACAAGTGTCTTTATCATCAAAATCAAATCTATTTCCATTAGCATCATGTATGAACCATCCAATCAATTCATCAAACTTAACTAACATACCTCTATATACAAACATATTATTCATAACCTTTATTTTTTAATTATTTTAATATACGGTTCGGTTTTTACTTCTTTCATTCCCTTAATTATGGCTTCAATGACTTTTTCTTTTAAGTCCTCGCCACCTAGTGCCTCACATTTTTGTAAATACAAGGTAATGTCATTAGTGATTGCTTTTAAGCTATCCCACTCTGATTGGATGTTTGATTTTGTCATAACTTATCTTTTTTTAATTATACTTAAATATACGATTTAATCTTGATAGCTTTTGTTCCCTTGATGCTTGTCTTTTCGGGTGTATTTTTTCTTATTTTTATACACGTTTGGCCTTGTCGCCATCCTTATTTCCTGAATTGTTATTTCAATTGTTTTCATCTCTTTTTTCTTAAATATACGAAAGTTGTCTTGGTGAAAGATATCCTGAGCAGTAAAATGGCCTGCACACCTGTGCAAGCTTTGTTTTTAATTCCGCTTTGAACATTAATGGTTACCTTTCCTGAGCCAAATTACTAGGTAGTGGAGGGAAGCATTCGCAATATCGCACCTACGCCGAAGCACCGTTCTGTTTAATCCAGGAACAACGTTATGTTCTATAATACATATGTGAATATACTAATTTTTCCTTAATTTTCCAACCATTTTTCACCACTTTTTCACCCCCCTTTCCCCCGTTCCCCCACGGGGGGACATGTTTGTTCATGCTTTTTGTATATACTTTTGAACCAGAATGAAAAGGGGCGGGGCGATGTGAATGGGGGTTAGATAAACCATTTTCTTATACCATCTACTACCAAACACACTTTCCACATACCATATACAATTTTCATTTTGATGATACCCATCATTGACAATTCACATTCCCCACGTTGATTTTCATTCCACACATTAACAATTTCCTTTCTTGTGTTATCTTGATGATTTCCACTTATTTGACAATTGCCATTGACAATGCTCATTTGCGTTATTTCCACGTTAATTCTCATTTATTCTACATCTAAATCTTGAGTAACTAACAATGCCCATCCTACTAATAACAAAAATACTACCATAACATTTCAATTTAAAATGATATCAAATCAATTGCCATTTCCCCTATTCCTTTTCCATCACGAGTTATTTCATAATTCGGATCCATTCCGCTTATCATAACATCATTTATCAACTCATTCATTGTGTTGAATTCCTTCTTGTAATAACTACATTTTAAACTATACATAACTTATCTTTTTTTATTATACACTGAATATACGATCTATCTATCTATTATTTATTTCCTCTATATTATTCTTCAAATCTCCATTTCAAAAATGCTCCCTCTACTCTACCTATTCCTCTATTAACTATTTCATCTATAAAGTAATTCCATCCAGTGCCAGGAATACTATTATAAATTTCAATGCATTTAAGTTTATCCTGTTTATCAACAGCATTCATTAACAATTCTAATTTGTTATTTACTAGCTTAAATGTTTTTTCTTTCATCTCTTTTTTTTCTTAAATATACGATTTATATTTTATATTTTTTATTCCTCAATTATTTTATCTATAAATTCCATTACTTCCTCTACTAGTTCCTCTTCATCAATTGCATTTCCATCTTTGCTTTTCAATGAATAATCAATTACTTTTCCATCTGTAGCATCAGCTAGTTCTGTATAGATCAATATTCCTTCTGTTGGGTGTTGAATTGTAAAGCTACGTTCAATAACGGCATTTACTGTTTGTTTTAGAATTTCCATAACTTATCTTTTTAATTTGCTTAAATATACGATTTTAATTTTAATAATTTTATTCCTTAATCAATAAACCCAATTTTCTAATTTATTCTTTAAATCTTTAGGTGTTTTGAATGAAAACTTTCTACCAACTTTGCCACTACCAATAAATTCCCCGATTAAACCAAATGCCATAATTGTAGTTGGTTTCATTCCTCTCAATGCCGCTACACGGTTTGGTTTAGTTTCATCCAAATATATATGAAAACTATTACCATTTGTTGCCTTGTATTGTACCATTGTAAAATCATTAAATGGATATGAATCTTGAAACCCATTTTTAATTAGTTGTTCTTTGACTTCTTTTAAATTATTCATAACCTTTATTTACTAATTTTCAACATTGTACCCATTGCTTTAACTGTATAACCATTATCCTTCAAAAAACCGGTTATAACTGTTTTCATTCCTGGAGCAGGAACAATTAAATTAGGTGAACATGACCTAAATTGGTATTGATTTCCTGGTGTTGAATCTGGTAGTGTATTACCATCTACTAGTCCAAATTTGCTTAATAATTCAATTGCTTCTTTTAACATAACCTTTATTTTTAATTTGCTTAAATATACGATTTATATTTTTAAACTTATATTCCTCTACTACATTTAATTAAATCAAATATTTCTTTTGCACTTTCAACTACGTTGAATCCACCATTGTTGTGTGTTGTTACTCCTACTCTAGTATGTTTTTCCTTTACAACACGCCCATAATTCATTTCGGCTGGTGATTCCCAAAAATGTCCTATCATTTCTACATTTACATAGATAGGTTGTTTGTCCTGTAGTGATGTTAATTTAATTATTCTCATAACCTTTATTTTTAATTTGCTTAAATATACGAATTTTTATTTATACCATTCATCCTCTTCACCATACCAATTATTTTCTAATTGGATACCCATTTCACTTAGGTATTCAACATAACTCATTCTATCTTCGGGATGCGCTTCGCGTTGATATTTTTCCCATGCTGCTCTTAATTCTGCTTCGCTTTTCATTTTCTATTTTTTATTATTTCAACATAACTAGCTCCATCATAACCATTACTAGCCCATTTATCTAGTTCTGCCTCGTTTAATGTATATGCTAATCCTTCAATTTCTTCAATTGACATTTTATCAATTTGTTTTGCTGTATAACTCATAACTTTTATTTTTATATTTTAAATATACGAAAAAACCCTCTTTCGAGGGTTTCCATTTATCTACTTATTACTGATTCAATTACTTCTGTTCCTGAGTTAATCATTGCTATAACCCCACCCCACATATTCTCATCTGCTTCCCATTCTATTTCATGTTTAGCATGTTTCATTTGCCAATTTGATACTGCAAATCCCATTCCATCTAGTTTAAAATCACCATTATCATTTTTTCTAAATCTTAAATGGCCTACATTATCACACATACATGATACTGTTTTGAATATTACCTCTCTAGCTCCTTCTTTGATGGTTAGTTTAGGTGCGTTTAATCTTAATTCTCTATACTTACTCATAACTTTTCTTTTTTATTTACTTAAATATACGAATTTAATTTTCATCATCATTTTCCTCTTCATCATCTTCATCATGCATTCTATCAATGTACTGTTGAATCCCCATGTTGTATGTTCCTGCTGCATCTAACCAACTACGTAAATGTCCTATAATATAAGCATTAGCATGTCCTTCTAATGAAGTTCCTCTTACTGCATCCCTAATTTTCTGAATTGCTGATTGTAGTTCATCTTTTGCTTCATCTAGCAAATCTATTCTATCAAATTTATCCATAACTTTTCTTTTTTATTTACTTAAATATACGAATTCAAATTTCATCAACTTACTCCTTTAGTATATACGTATTTGAGTATGATGGGTGTGGTGATGAAGAGCCAAAGCTATTCTTGTGATGATTATTAACTAATTGTTATGTAATCAATACCAAAAAATTCCTTTAATATTGCTGCTTCCTCTTCTTCATAGACAGTATTCCTCATTGCTAATAAAATATCTTTTAATGAACATGCTTTTTCTAATTGTACAATCGCTTCTTCAGTGTAACGTTCGTTAATTCGAATCGATTCAATTATTTCTTCAATTTCCTCAATTGCATTTTCTTCATTTCTGTTAATGATTATTTTGATATCTTCTCCCATATCTACTTTAAAATCATAAATGAATTGTTCTAACATAATAACAATTCTTTCTTTGCCTTCTTTAAAATCTACTTTCATAACTTATCTTTTTAATTTACTTGAATATACGACTTTGATTTTATTAAAAATTATCCTCTGATTACCAATTAACAGGATATTTGGTTAATATTTCTGATGAGTATAAGTGTGAATTATCATTATAGCTAACAACATCTTCCCACCAACGAATGCCTACCATTAGTCGGGGCACAGCAAATGAAGCTACATCATCATCATGAACATAAAATAATAAGTCATGTCTACCACCTGTACCTTCTACTTCATTATCATCCTCATCTAAATCAGGGTTAGTAATTACTTCCTGTTCAAATTGGATCCTAGCATTAAAATTCTCCTGAAAGAAATCTGCTAAGTCTTGTGATGTGCTTTCGCCCATTACTGTTCCAGGCCAAACACATAGTTGATTGAATTTGCTCATAACTTTTCTTTTTTATTTACTTAAATATACGAATTTAATTTTATTGATTTTATTCCTCTACTTTAAGTGCAAACAGTATTTTTGCTCTTACACGATTACCATCATTTGGGTTTCCTATTACAACACCATCAATAATTGAAAATGCATGACGTTTAACTATGATTAGATATTTACCCTTTGAGTATTTCTCTAAAAACATGTTTAGTGTTATTTCAGTGGGTTCACCCCCATTCATTTGATGTCTTGCTGAGCCTGGGTATAGTAGATTTTCTTTGGGTATGATGTTGTATTTAATTCCTAGTATATTATCTCTAGTTCTTAGTTTAATAGCGGTTCCAAATGTACCTTTACGTGGTTGTCTATTAAACTCATCAGCTACAAATTCATGCGCCACATCATATTTTAAATTAAATGTGGAAGCGACTGCTCTAACTACACAATCGTTACGTTCACCTTTAGCTGTTACACTTTCATTATAGCCAATAATATGGTCTGCAGAGCAAATACTTTTCATAACTTTTATTTTTTTAATTATGAATTAAACATACGAAAAGCCCTCTTTCGAGAGCTTTCCTTTTTATTATTTTTTGTATTTATTATTCAATTACTTCAATATTAAGTGAGGAATCAGTAACATCCTCTTCAATGATGTCCTCTTTAACATCTTCAAAACGGCGTAATACTGCATTGATATGATCCATTGCATCATAAACATTGATTTGGGCATCCTCAAGTTCAATTACATTCCCATAACCAATTGAAAATTCAGCATTTTCCTTATCAACTAAATCACTGCTGTTATAATCTAAACAACGTTCAATTTCTCCTGATAATTCATCAATTAATTCCTCACTCAATGTTGTTACTGTTTTAACATCATCTAGCTTATTGATGAGTTCAATTACTTTATCAATATCAACCTGTGATGATAATGCTTTTGCTGTTTCTAGTTGTGCTACTAATTCTGCTTTTTTCATAACTTTTATTTTTTTAAATTTATACCTTAAATATACGAACTTGATTTTTAAACTTTATTCCTCTAATTCATCTTTTAAAATTTTAATTGTATTTTGAAGGGTATACAACAACCACACACCATCGTTATTTAAATAATACACATATTCTTCTCCACTGTTGAAACCATTTTCAAACAAATCTTCAATGTTTAGATAGTCTGTTGAGCACAGATCTTCCCCTCTATCTCTATGATATGCCACTGTATTTTCAGTTGATTCACCTAGTGATGATATATCACCTAATTCAATTAGTTTTTCTAATTTTTCCTTATCATAGTGGTTGTATAATGTTTTACCCACACCACTAACATAACCATCAAAATGACAATAAATTGATTTTACTGTACCTGATTCGGTTTCAATTGCAATTCTACTTCTTGTACTCATAACCTTTATTTTTTTAAATTATACACTAAATATACGAATAATATTCTTGCTAAAGATTTCCTTCTATATACTCTAATACTTCTTGGGATGCTTTACTTCTAAATATACTCTGGTTATCCCAGTCAAACATTCTATAGAATACCATAGCATTATCTTGAATGTTACTAAACGAATTAATTCGCTTTAACTTTTCATCTACATAACCAAACTGATTGCTATATGTGTTCCATATATCAGTTGCTATAGCTTTCATTTCATCAAATACTTCTTGGCTTGGTGTTTCCATAGTTATTTCATTCTGTTGATTAAAACTTTAAATATACCCTTTTCCTCATAAGTGTTTTTAACTGTTGTTTCAAATAGTCTTTCTGGGTATGAGTAGTAATATCTTTTTATTTTGATTTTTAACTCATCCTGTGTTTTAGCAGTTAAAGTCACATTCATTCTTTCATCATCCATTTTTCATGTTTTAATATACGAATTTGTATTTAGTAATTTTTTCCCTTGAAGTAAATTATTGCTCCTATAATTCCGAAGATAAGCAAACCTAAACATAATGGAATCCAAATTGGAGAAAAAATCCACCACCATGACCAGTACTGTACTGGTCCAACTTCTGCTAATTTAAGTGTTAGGAAGATAAGGAACAATATTGTTCCTAATCCGATTCCATTACTTGTTGTTTTTGATTCTTTTGACATGTTTTATTTTGTTTTATTATTCAAATACTATTGTATCTCCTTTTATTTTGTATTGAAATGATCTACCAATTTCATATTGGCGATATTGAGTTGATTTGAGTACTCTTCTAATTTCATCTTTTGCTCTAGTTAAAGGGCGCCTTGTATCTTCTTTTTTATCTCCTTCTTGTAGGACATGTTTGCTAACTTTCATCCCATAAACAAACAACGTACCTGATTCATTATGAATTTTTAATCCTTTACCTACATGAGTATAAGCATTAACAACTCCTTCTGATCTGTTTTTAGATGGGGCAATAAAACTATTAAGTAAATCAACTCTAGCTTCTTCTAATAAATCAATATCTAAATTACTATTCAATGTATTTACATCTAACTGTAATAAAAATTCAATATCTTTTTCTTTTGCGTTTTGATAATCAACACCCACATTAAATACTGTACGATGTTTTTCATTTTGTTGATTTACATAAGTAACAGATACAAATGATACTCCTGTAATGCCTTCTAATTTTTTAGCTAATTCATCTTTCATAACTTTTTTATTTTAAATATACGAACTTTATTTTGATAACTCTATTCCTAATTCTAAAAGAAATAAAGTCATATAGATCTCAAATCGAGCTATCTCAATTTCCTCTACTTGTTGTTTAGCTGTTTTTCTCATCCTCTTCATGCATAAAGAAATCAATAATTACCTCATCATCATTTTCTAAATTAGTATCTTCGATCAAATCAAATATTTCTTTTAATGTTGAAGCATTTTTAATTGCTACTACTCTATCAATATAATCTTTTTCATATAAATTAAATGACTCTACCTCTCTCCCTATTGAATCCATACTAAGCATTGAATGAATGCACATTAATGCTCCTTCTTCAGCCATTTCAAATTGATGATCGAAATAGTGGATTAAAGCTGTTTTTCCTTTTTCAAAATTAAATGTTTTCATATCTTTTTTTTCTTTTAATATACGACTTTCTTTTTTAAATGATTGTTCCTCTGACTTAGCAAACATATGTTCATAGTACTCGCCATCATTTTGCCCATTATCATCCCCATCTCGAACCCATTTTATCTCGATAAGCTCACCCCCATCACGATCAGTATAATATTGACCTGTAAATACTGCTTTTGCTCCTTTTTTAGCTGAGTATACACCTTGTGGGTCAAATTCTAATATGTCTCCTTTTTTAAATTTCATGTTTTGTTTTGGTTGTGGAAAATCCCCATCTGATAGTTGGGGGTCATCCCATGATGAATAATTACTCATTGTTAAAATTCAATTTCAAAGTTTAATTTTCTGCATCTCGCTTCAATAGCTTTTTTACTGCTATTTTTAATTCCTAACCATTCCGCTACTTGCATTTGGTTATCAAACCATCTTGAATTACTAATACTTGTTTTTAATCGTATCATAACTTTTCTTTTTTAATTACCAATGGTTTCCGTTATTTCTTGATGGGTTTTGTGCAAATGCTTCTTTACACATCATTTCTACATGATTATCTTTAAACGCACCCCAAGGAACAAACCCTAAATATGTTCCATAAGTGTACCCATATGTATTAACTTTAACAATTTGTTTTAGTATATCCATTTCCTCATCTGTTTTAGCTATTTGTTCAGCTGAGATTGTACGTAATTGACCATATCTGTCACAACCGCTTGTTTTGTAATGGTTAATTAATTTTTTTTCAATTTCATGTCTCATAACCTTTATTTTTTAATTATACCTGAAATATACGAAAGCTCTCTTAATTGAGAGCTTCCTTTTTAACTTGTTTTGAAAACTGTTCTAACAATTCCTCTGGACTTAAATTATCATATTCAACATCTTTTTTCTTAAACATAACATCTCTGTCATTGTATGAATCAATTCGAAATTCAATGAAACTACCTGATTCAAATTCAACCTTAACTGTATCAAACGAACCATAATACTTTGCATAGTCACGTCCACTTGTAACTGTAGCTGAAGGGTACAATGTTTTATATTTTTCAAGTGTAGCATTTAGCAATGCAGTTGTTTTGTTATATTCTTCAAATCGACGTTTTTCCTTTTCATTATGCTCCAACAATTTAGTTAATAATGTACTTGGTTTAACATAACGAGATTGTTCTTGAATACTCCATGATTGTATTTTGTCTCGTTGAACATCAAAACCAAACACACCATCTTTTAATTCTTTAGTTGTTGTATCAAAACGTTTACCTAACAAACTAACCCCACCTGTACAGAACTTTGCTGTAACTTCAGTTTCAAATTGAGTTTGATTGTAACTATAACCTAATGTTACTTTACGTGTGTCAGTGAATGATTTGAAATCGTTTTTGAAATGAACATCTTTAACAAATCCTGCATCAATGAGCATCTTTTCAATTCGTTGACGTTCATTTTCATGGGATGTGGTGCTTTTTTCTTGGTTAGCAATGTATGTATCAACTTGTTTTTGTTGGTCAGGTGTTAACAACACACCTGCAAATAAATCCAATTGATTTGGATCCTTAATTTCTTCTAAATTTTCCATAACCTTTATTTTTTAATTTATTTAAATATACGAAATTGATTTTAAAATAGAGTTTCCTTATCTTTGAAAACAATAACTAAAACTCTCTTGATAATCATCATTACTAGCCATTTCCCTTAATTTATCAGCAGTAACAGAATTATAAAAATCTTCACCACGACCAACTACATCATAAACCAAATCACTCCAGCTATCATCACTAACATCAAAACCGGGCCCTCCATCTCTACCTAACCAAGCATCATGGTATATTTTAGATAATGTTTTGGCCTTTTCATGTACAAATTCTTTTAATTCTTTAAAAGTTTTATCATCTAAACTAGATAATTCTACTTCTATTCTTCGGTAACTATGATCAGATTTCCATTTTGTAGCTTCGATTAGTTCCCAATTTTTCTTTTCGTTTGTCATAATTCTTATTTTAGGTATTTAACTCTTCTAGTTTTGATTTCGTCTTTATCATATCCATCTTTGACAAGTTGCATAATTAACTGTCGTTTTGAATGATATGCTACATTGTGAATAGCAATCCCACCTTCAACCCAAATGTCGTAACCAATATTGGTCCAACTTTCTTCATAATGATAACCCATAAACATTGTTACACCCATAACTCTTATTTTTTAATTATACATCAAATATACGAAGTTAATTTTTATTAAGTAGTTCCTCTAATGATTTTGGTTTATAATCTACATGTTCACAAGAAACACAAATGTAACGGTAATCTATTTCTTCCCAACCATCAAGCATTTTCATTACTTGCTTTTCATGAATATGGCCATGTATGTTTTTTGGAAAGCGGTATTCAAGTTCCATTGGATGAATTGGGCAATGTGTTAATATAAAACCTTTATACTGTACCATTCCTGTTACGCTAACAACGTGTTCAAGTAATTTATGAACATCTTGACGGCGATCATGGTTTCCCATTACAACATGCTTCATACCATTTAATTGGTCAAGTAAGTGGTATGGGGCTGATTTTTCCATTGTTACATCACCTAAAATATAGGTAATGTCTCGTTTAGTTACCACACTATTCCATTGAGTAATAGCATACTCATCATGTTCCTCTACAGTTGAGAAACCACGTTTAATAGCCATGTTAGTATGGCCTAAATGTAAATCTGCTATAAATCGAACAACACTCATTTTTTTATATTAAGCAGTTAACCAATTTGTATCATCCATCAATTGGATAGATTCACTACCATCATACTCGTTGATGATGAATTTTGCACCCTCAGGTACCCATACAATATTTAAGTCGGCAATACCACCTGAATATGCGTCAGGGTATTTTTTTTCTACATATGTTATTGCGTCTTGGGTTGTTCCATTTTCAATTAGGTCAACCAAAGTAGGGTCAAATATGGCTTCAACCGGAGCACCCCATGTAAGAAACCCTGCACCCCAACCATAAGATACTAATACTGCTACTTTTCCGTCTCGAACTACTTTTTTCATATTATTCATTTTCAAAATTTGACGTAACTACTAATCGCTCAGGTAAATACTCTATTTGGCCTGCGCATTGGTTATATTTTGGATAATTTTTATTTTCTAACAACTCAAAATAACATTTACCATCTTGAGTATAAAGCAATTTACCTCTAAAAGTGGAAAATAGGTTAGTAACTAACACTTTTCCAATCATGTCTTTTAGATTAGCGTTTACTTCAATCCTCGGTGTTATCTTGTTTCTGCCCATTGTTTAATTTATCTAAATCTTCTTTTAATCGTTCTATAAATGATTCTTCACCATCATCTCCACTCATATACCAATCAATTCTATGAGCATATATTTGGGCAATGCGAAGTACTTTTACTGCTTCTTTAAATGCTTCAATAATTTCATCTTGATGCTTATAATGAAATTTATCTTCAGGGTATTTTTCGTACCAATCTGGGTCTCTCCATCGTTCTTCATCTAGCTCACGTTTGGTTTTTTCTCGGCCATTATCTCTAATGCATTGCTCAATTTCATCAGCAATATAACCAATTTTATATTGGTCGTAATTAAAAGCTCCTCCTGACATTGTTTTATTTTTTGTGGTTAATATACGAATTCTATTTTATCTTTTAATACCCTTTTCAAATTAGCTTTAGCTTTAAATAAATTTGATTTAGATGTACCTTCACTGATGCCTAATTCATTTGCAATTTCAGCATGAGAATATTCTTCAATAACATACATGTTAAATACTATTCTATAAGCAGGAGATAATTTAGCTACTGCTTCTAACATTAACTTAGTAACCCTTTGTTGATCACCTTGCAATTCAAAATCATATATCTCATCATGATCAGTTGTTTTAAACATACTATCCTGGTCACTTAATGTTATTTTTCGTTTTCGTTTTCGTTCTCTAAGCTTATCAATTGCTAGATTAACAATGATTCTTTTCATCCAGAACCAAATGTCAACTGTAAAGTTATATGTTGATAGTTTATTAAATATTTTAATAAACCCTTCTTGGAGTACTTCATTAGCATCATCTTCATTCCCCATATACCGATAACTAAGAGACATTAATCGACCAGCATAGGTATCAAATAGGATTTTTTGGGATTTTCTATCATTGTTGATGCACCCTTTAACGATATCTTCTATTTTATTTTTAACTTGGTAATCCATAACTCTTATTTTTACTTAAATATACAACTTTATCTTAATTAAAAAATATCCTTTGATAAAAAACCTGCCGCACGCTTGCAGTCGCACGGCAGGAAAAGAAACGGTTATGAAGCGTTTTGTAGTCAGGGTGGGATTCGAACCCACGGGTACCTATCACTTTTCGATTTATTAAATCTTATAGTAACCTGACCTACCCCGAATTTTCTAGTAGCGGCACTTTTACGCGGCCGTCGGTTCTACTTGCGACGATTTTTTGCTTAGGCAGCTGTATATTCAGCTGCCATTGCAAATAATTTTTGGTTAATTTCCATATCTTGTTTGAAATTCTTTACTTTACGTGCTTTTCTAGATTTAGCTCCTGACATGTATGTAAAGTCTCCATCCAAAATTTTCTCTTGGATTACATTAAACACTGACCATAAGTCGCTTCCTTTATCTTCTGGTCGAGTTGGTTCTAGTAATTTGTCTAAATCGAAACTCATTCCTTCTACTTGATCTTCAGTAAATCTTGTTGTGAGTGCTTTCTTAGCTAGTTCTTTTGCTTGATCTTCTGATAATTGGATTTGTTTCATTTTATTCATTGACTCAACTGTCAGTGGTAGTTGTTCAACCATGGCACGAACTTGTTCTTGTAGTTCCTCAAATGTGTAACCCATATGACGAATTTTTACATTTTCAAATTCCTGTGTTGAAATAACTAGTCCATTCTCACAAACCATTCTAAATAAACCAGCGGTGAATGTAAATGCATTCTTCCCATCATTTGAATTAGTTAATAGGATTTGTGGGAATACTGTATCACCATCTGATCCATTGATTACTACATCAGGGTTTCTAAACACGACTAAATGTTTTTGGTAACCTTGGCCTTTACGGGCTTTAACTTGTTTGGCATCAACTACTCCCCAACCTAATTGTTCCATATCCTCAATCACTCTGTGAGTTGGGATGTGAATAAATTTGCTTGATACAGTCGGTGCTGCACTTGTTGTGAAAATTGAGTTAGCGCGTTGCTTAACTTCGTCCATTTTCAAAAATCCATCTTTGCTTAAATCTAACATAACCTTTACTTTTTTTAAATTAATACTTAAATATACAAACTTTATTTTTAAAACTTTTTTCCCTTTTAAAAATTACCCATTGACATAAACATTTTATACAGCATATGCTCTTCATAAGCTAAACATTCATCATATGAACCTTGAAATAAAACAGAGTTATCTGATGAGTTTATTACTTGGTAAGTATTGTTTATTAAATGAACTACTTCCATAACTTTATTTTTTTAAATTTATACCTTAAATATACAAACAATATTTTAATCAAAAAATCCCCTCTCTACTTCCAGAGAAATTGAATTAAAAGTATACCTAGAGCCAATGTTAAGCATGTTAGTGTTTTTAATGTAAGTACTTCTCCAAATACACTCCAACTAAATATAGTAAATACTATTGTGCCGATGCTAAATCCAATTAGGCGAGATGGCCATATTTCTCCCTCAAATGCTGTTACCATGTGTTTTACAGAAAACATAAACATCATTGAAATAGGAATACCCATCAATACTACCACCCAATAATGATTTTTAAACCAATCAAATTTAAGTGAGCCTTGTAATTGGAAGAATGTAGCTACTTGGGCTAAAAACCCAAAAAACATTCCTAATATAAGTGATCCTATGTTATTCATTTATAAAATTTACTATCATCAATTTCTACCTCAAAATCATCATCAACTGATTCCCATTCATCTTTAATTAATTCAATAACATCTTCATCTTCATCTCTATATTCAGGCAATAAACCTAATTTCTCTACCATCCACCAAGCTCTGTCTTTATATGTGTTGATTGAAATTCCATCCAAATATTTAATTCCTCTTTCTGTTAATATTGACAAATGAGCAATTAAATCACAAGTTAAATAGTCTAATTCTTCTAAGTCAGGGTTTTTTTCTTTTGCTTTTGCTTTAATAGTTTCCCACTTATCCCAAATGATGCTTTTTTCTATTCTAAATGATTTCTTTTTCTTCATAACCTTTATTTTACTATTCTATTCGTTAATAAATTAATTAGTGCCTGCACTTCACCAAATTCATAAAATCTTATATATGGATCTGTATTGAAGAATTCAACATACCAATTACCGTCTTTTATTTCTTCGTTTGTTGGTGTTATAAATGTCAGTCCATCTACAATATCTAAAACATAATAGTAAGACTCGTCTTCATCGTGTTCTCTAATTTCTTCACTTCTTAGTCCTAATAAGATAATTTCTCTTTCTGTCATTTTACTTGGTTTTTACAATGCTATATGTTCCCTTCTTAATTACATATGGAGGGTTAATTCTTACTTTACTACTATCACTATTAAAATAATATACAGTATCCCCATCAAAACTTATTGTATCGGTATACCAAATAGCTGGGTGTGGTCCTTCTTTGGTTTTTGTTGTTCCTTCAATTTTGTACAAATTTTCTTTGTTTGTACATGATGCTAATAATAGAATTAATGCTAATTTTTTCATGTGTTTTCTTCTTTTAAATAGTCTCTAATAATTGCTGCTAATTCATATAATTCTTCACCAACTGCATGATGCATCATATCTTCTATTAGTTTATTTATGTCCCCCTCAAACTCGTCATCTAATAAACTTTGTAGTATGATTTTATCTTTTTGTGATAATTTACTACCTTTTATTACGGGATGCATATTCATATTACTAGCGATTATTAAATTCATTATCCTACTTTCGTTTTCATCCATAACCTTTATTTTTTATTTATACTATAATATACGAAAACCCTCTTACGAGGGTTTTCCTTTCTAAATTGCTATTGAGTATTGATTAACTAGAGCTGATAGTTGCTTATTTAATCTAATATCTTCATTTAAGTTGCGAACATCAGCAGTTAGATTTTCTTGTATCCTGTTGAATACAGTCCATAAATCGTTTCCTTCATCTTCAATTCGATTAACTGAAAGTAGATCATTTATATCAATATCATCTAAATTATTGTATCGTAATTTGGCTGCTTCGTAAGCTAATTTTCGCATATCTGTTAGGGATAAATTTGTATGTTTTAATTTTTCAAATTCATTTACTATTGTTGATGTTTTTCTAGATACATTTGAAATGTATTGATCTAAATCATAGTAATTAACTCTGATATGTTTAATTATTTCGCTTTCTGCTGCTTGTTCATACGCAATTGCTCCATTACTACATACTTGGCGATACACTCCTAAATCTAATTGTAACGGTTTGCTTCCATTACAACTATTTGTAATAGTTAATGATGCTAATGCTTCATTTCTTCCTTTACTATCCTTAATAGCAAAATCAGGATGTTGCATTTGAACATAATTATTAACAATTTTACGACTATTACCCCGTTGTTCATTTACCCCAGCTATTTGCCATCCTTCATCTTGTAGTTTTGTAACTACATCTATTGTTGGAATGTAGAATTCTTTTGTTTTAATTCTTTGAATGTTTTTAATGTTGTTTACATCCAATGTATTAGCAAAAGCAATTGCTTTGTTTAAATCATTGTTTACTGGGATGAATTTAGTTAATTTTGAATTTCTTGTTCTCATGTTTTTTGTTTTTAATTATACGTTGGTTTAATATTTCCTTTCTTATCTACAGTATATCCTGTAGGTTTTTTTAGATTATTCGCTTTGTTGTAGCGACCTTTTTTAGTTGATTTTCCTCCTGAACAGCTCATAATTTTATTTTTGATTTGAATATACGAAAGAGAGATTGCTCTCTCTATCCTTTTTATTCTTCTTGATTAAATGCATAATGAACCCCATCATTGTATATTGAGAAATATATTTTAAAATCCTTATCGCAATCCCGATTTTTCTCAAAATGCAATGTTCGCTCTAAACCATCTTTACTACGCTCAACTTTACAGAATGCTTCCATCATATGTTTTAATCTTTGGGATCCTGCAAATTCATCGCTTTTAGTTACTTGTTGAATATTGATAAATGAAGTATAATATCCTTCTGAATTTTTACCTTTTTTAACTTCATCTTGTAGCTTTAAAAACCATGATTCAGCTTGCTTAGCGGTGCCCCCATTTTGATCCCTATACATGTTTAGTATCTCAGCAACGGAGTCAACTCCAATAACATCATATCCTAAACCAAATACATGTTCAATTGTTTCCTTAACATTATCCATATGATCTTTTAAAAATAATGTTTGGATACAACCAAACGAAGGCATTCTTTTACAATACTTGTAATGTCCTATTTGATCCATTTCTCCTTGAATTAACAAGCATTTTAATCCTTGCATTGTAAATTTAGATAACATATCTAATACTAATGTTGACTTACCTGAACCTGGGCCTCCTGCAATCATCATGCTTGTACCTGGCATTAGTCCTCCTTCAGTAGATAATATAATATCTATTTCTGTGTTGGTTCTAAATGGGGTAAATAATGACTCATTGAAATGTAATTCATTACCTCTAAATAATTTAATTACTTCAGGGTTGAATTGTGTTTCTTCAACTTGTTTTTTAGGACGTCCTCTACGTTCTTCTTTCATTTCTCTTTTTTCGATTTTCATAACCTTTATTTTTTTAATTTATACTTGAAATATACGAACTTAAATTTTAGAAACTTGTCCTTTTTAAAAGTATTTTTGGTACAAATAAATACCTCCAATAACATAAGGAGCTAATCCTAATAAAATGCCTAACCAGAATAAACCAGTAATTGCTTCTACTATTCGATAAATAATAGTAAACGGAATGAACAAAATACCAAATATTAGATTGAAAAATATATTCCCAATCTCAATTTCTTCAGTACGGCTAACCGTTCTATAAATGCGATTTTTGTTGTAATAATCCATAACCTTTATTTTTTTAAATTTATACCTTAAATATACAAAAAAACCCCTTATAAAAGGGGTCCTTTTCAAGCTTCAAAATTAATCCTACCTTCACTTAGGTATTTATTAATATATAACTCGGGATGAGCTAAAAATGATTCAATTTTACTTTGTACATCAATCGCTTTCTCAGTGAATTCTTGCTTTAATCGGGCTTTACCCATTTCAACTAATTCAGGTAATTCATAAGCACAATCCCCCCATCGAGCAATAAGTATTTTTTCCGTATTCCACGTATAACCATTATCTCTATCTGATTGGGTTCTATATTTTTCCCCTACAATAATTGGGTCTGGGTTTTTATCGTCGTACCATACTTTAATGAAGTCAAACATTTCATTTTCCTTAATGAATTTAATAGCACGTAATACTTCTACAGGTATAGTACTTCTACTATAACTTTCTAAACTAGTACTAGCAGGGCATAATGCTTGTAATGCTCTAACTTGTACTGTATTTAATGTTTGGTAAACACTAGGCGTTTTACCACTTTTAACTTCAGGAATACCTAATTCCTCTGCTAATTGTTGGTACTCTGCTAGCTCATCTTCGTTTAACAATAAACCTACATTTTCAGGTTCTCGATAAATTTTAACTTCCATAACTATTTATTTTTAAATTTGCTTAAATATACAAACTTAGATTCTAAAAAAATGTCCCTTTTAAAATCTTGCTAAAGGATCTACTTTTGGAGCTCCTCCATCTGCTTCTCCTTTAGAATTAAGTGTCTTTTCTTCAGGAGTAACAGTAACTACAATTCCATTTATTTTAAATGAACCTCCTTGTTTAAGGAGTTTTTTAAATAATTTTTGGTGGTTTTCATTCCATGATTCACTTGTTGATATTACAGTTTGTTTGTCTACTACGTTACTATCAAACTTAATAGTGATTCCTTTTCTAATTGATTGAGGTGATATAGCCATTTTATATATTTTTGTTAATTAATCCCACCAGCGTTCGATATTCTCTTCCATTATCTTAAATAATAATTTACGAGAACGTTCTTGGTTATTACGAGCAATTTCTATAGCAATTTGGTGATTATCTTTATCTGTTTTATCAATCAATTTATGTTGATTACGATATTTGTAAAAATAATCAATTAAGTCATCTCGTGTAACAGTAGATTCCATTGTAAACCATTTTTGGGTTTCATCAGTTGGGATAAATTCAAAATCTTGGTCTAAATAATCCGTGTATTCCATTCGATATAAATCTTCTTGTTGTATCCGAGCTAAACGAGCACATAGAAACATTTTTTCAGCATCACGCTTTGCTCTAGTATGCCAATCTCTTTCTCCAATATATTTGGCTTGTTTCTCCAATTTATGGATTAACACCTCATAGATAAATGTTTGATCCCAATCTCTATCTCTCCAAATAACAGGAAACCAATTCCATAAATTTTTTATTCCATTGATGAAATCTTTATGGTAATATCTACCTTCATATTTCCACCACAATCTAATTTTTTCTAACATAATTTAATTTTTATACTGTATGTTCAATTTGTACTCTAATACAATTTTGTGGTAATCTATTTAAATGTCTGTAATTGTTAATGTAACCCATCATATTTGCACTACCAACGGCATTTGCAGAGTGTACTACAACATCAACAACAGGTTTACCATCTAACCATTTATTAACTAACCATTTAGTACAATCCATTCCTGTTTTTTCAGTAATATTATCGTAATTAATAGTATAATTCTTAACAACACCATAATGCCATTCAGCCATTGCTGAGTCACCTAAATCATGGTCTAATGAGATAAGTTCAATATTCTCTAAGCCAATTGAATTTATCTTCTGCACAAATTCATCATAATTTCTTACTATGACCCAATCTTTATCAATTGGTGTTCGGACATCGTCTAAGTATATTTTATGTTTCATAATTTTATTTAAAATATGTTATTTAAATGTTCAGGGCAAGTATCAACTATGTGTTTCTTCCACCATGTTTTGAGTTTCTTCAATAATTTCTGCATCTTGTATTGTTTCTACGAATAAAAAATGTGAATCAGTTTTTAAAACATGATCCACATTGTTTAAATAATCCCTATATTCTTTTACTATATCCATCCTGAGGTGTCCTTGTTTATCAGTAAATGAGTTTATAGGTTTTGCTCTATGGATTATATACATTATATTATTATGTTTATAAAATTGCTTCATTTTATATTATATAATTTTTTAAATGATTTAACAAATGATTCTCCAATGCCTATATCAACTATTTCAAAATTAGAAGGAATTATAGGTTTGCGTTTAGAACCATCTATAATATCATCCACCCCAAGTTCAGATATTAATAAGTAATGCTTTTGCCCAGTAGGTTTTTTATAAACTACAACAGTTGGGATTTTCTTTTCAGATGGTCTGCCTTTATTTTCGTGACTGATTCTCATTTTAAATATTTTTTTCTTAAAATTAAATCGTAGTAATTGGTTGTTTCTTTTTCACCGTCCTTATACCTAACCCAAGTATTTGGAAATTCTGTCTTGCATTGCTCAATACGCTCTGCTTTTGATTTTGTCTTATCAGTATAATACTCATAAAATACCCATGAATCCCAATAATGGTCTTGCTCAGGTGCCCTCCATATGATTGCTATTTGGTATCCAAAAAATACAAATGACCAAATAGGGGCATATTCAAAACGAATATCTTTATCCGACCATTTTGTTTTCCATCCCAATTCTACAAAATCAAATCCAATTTTTTTAGGCATAAATTCTGACCACCCTGGTTTGGTTTTTGATCTAACTGTTTTGCGTGGGTAAAAGTATGGCACACCAACAGCTATTTTCCCAATATAGAATTTTGGTGTAATCGACTTGAATGGGGAGAAATATGTTTTTAGATACCTAAAGTTTTTCACAGATTATCTATTAATGTTTAATTTTTTAGTTTCAACAACTTCCCCATCTTTTAAAAGATTGATAACGTATTTCCCCTTTTCTACATTATTAAAATGTATTTGTTTAACACTACTTGCTCGTGTTTTAGGAAGAAAAATCTCATCATCCCTATAAACTATAAGTGAATCTGCATCTTTAGTCCATTTCAATGAGTATGCATCACACCCATCTTTTGATGATTTACATCCAAATAAAGCATAACCTAAAGCTACCCCAGCTAATATATGAATAGCTCTTTCCCAAACTCGTTTCCAATTTATTTTCATAACTTAAATAATTCGTAATTACTATTTTTTGTTTTAAATTTAACATACGAAAAATCATTTGATAATTCAAGTATTTCAATAATATCTGTTGTTTGCCAAGTGAAAAAATCATTAAATGGAGACATAAGTAATGAACGACCAACAGCAGGTTCATTATGTTTTGCTTTAAAACGACCATTTTCATCCCATTCAAGCCAAATTACCTCTTTAGATTGTTTAGTTAACCCATCTCGTTCACGAACTAATTTCCACTTGAATCCATTTTCAACAACTCCTTGCTCAATAGCAATTTTTAGAATATTATCCTCAATAGCTATAGGAATCTCTGTTCTTGGTATTTTACTCATTATTTTCAGTATTATATGGTGATGGGTATATTTTTAATCCCCACATTAAACTAACCCACATCATTTCTTTTTTAGCTCGGTAAGCAGGTACAGATAATTTTTTCTTGAAATAGTTTGCACCCCATTCCATCCATTCATCATGTTGAGTTTCTGTCATAGTGTATTCTTGAAACCAATTATCTTTACGATCTTTAATATCATCATAAGTAACTTGGTGACCTGCTATTTTAAACATTTCATTAAGTAAATCAACAACAGCTTGTTGCATCTTTTCTTCTCTTGATAATCTTTTTGCCATTTTTATTTTTATTTTTATTTATCATCATCAGAATACCAAAAAGCTATTCCTAATATAAAAAAACCTAACGCTAACCCAAAAGCAAAATCACTCATTCTCTTCATTTACTTTTAAATCTAATTCGGACTCGTAAAAATAAGGACAACACCATTTAGGGTTGTCACACTTGAGTTTTACCATTTTTCCACCATAACATCCTACTTGAAGTACTGTTGCCATACCTGAAAATTTGGTTTTAATTCTTTCCCCTATTTTTAATTTATTAAATCTTTTCATAACCATTTTATTTCATTTGTATGTTTATCCCATTCAATATTTAGTGGTAAATTAGTATACACATATTGTTCATTTAAAACAGATGCGTTTATAAAATGAGTATGCCCATTAAAATAATAACCAGCACTACCATGAATGTGTCCAAATACATGTATTTTGGGCTTAGATTGATCTACTCGAGCACGTAACATTTCACATCCAACTCGTATATTCTGTCCTCCGGGTATATCTAAATAACCATAAGGTGGCCCATGCGTAATTAATACATCTGTGTTATCAGGTATAGCATCCCATTTTGCTTTCATTTCCTCTCCATTTCGAGGTAAATTGAATGCCCAATTATAAAATTCAGGTTGCCAAGGGGAGCCATAAATGCGAATATTATCTTCAGGAAAATCTCCGTTATGTCCATCATAATAATCAACCCAAGATTCATCTTGTAGATAATCTATTGTAGGGTAATTGGGTAATATATTTTCAACCCAATGTGGGATATTTTCAAATACACGGTCGTGGTTTCCAGCAATGAATATTTTGTCTGTGTAGTTGTCTATTTTATCAAACCATTCTAAAAAATCTATTGCTTCTTGAAAATCGTACCCTCCATTCATAAAGTCACCAGCATGAATTAATATATCTCCGCCTGGTAAGTCTTTATTTAGTAGGTTATGTTTGCTATGGGTATCTGATATGAGTGTAATTTTCATTTTAAGCAAATATTATGGCTATTGTTATTACGGTAACAAACCAAAGTGTTACAATAATAAAAGGAATATTTTTTTTAATCATGACCTTAATTTTCTTTAAATATAAAAAAGAAATTTCAACAGACCAAGTTTTTTTAAAAACGTAAGAGTTTTTGACGAGTTATTTAATATTATCCTTTTAAAATTTCCTTTTTCTCATTAACTTTCTTCATATCGAAGTAAGTGTCTATAAGTTTATCAATTCGAGAGTCTGTGTATCGTCTCCCTTCGCTTGATTCATGTCCAACTGCGCGGTGTAACTCATCAACAGCTTGATCAGTCTCCCTTCGTGTTGCGTCAATTTGATTCATTAAGGTTTTTTCAACCATTGTTGTGTCGCGACTTGTATTGTCAAATTGTTGCCAAATTTCGCGATTTGTATTCTCGAGTTCTCGTCTTAAATCACTTTCAATAGCAGCACAAAGCTGTTGAAGTAATTCTATTTTTCTTGTTAAAAAATTAATCTTAACTAAACCTACAACAATAACAGTTAATATAATTACTGCTACAATCGTAAGCATACCTAAAATAAATGATGTTATTTCCATAATTTCTAATTTTTATATGTCAAAGAACTCTTACGTTGTCCCCAAAATAAAAAACCCCTAGTAGTTTTCCAAGCGTCCTTGGCACTTGCTAGGGGGTGATAATGGTTATATGGTTGAGTAAGTATGTCTGGCCGGACAGGTATTACAGCAATCCAATTTCCCAATATCGAAAAGACCATCCAAGTGAGCAGATCTAACGGGATGCCCGATGGTACTGGGCCTATGGTTATCTCACCACAGGGGGGTATTCTTGAGCAACAGTATCACTCAAGGGTTCCAACATTCACATGTTGGTGGGGTAAAAGACCTACCCTGGTACGCTCGATCGTGGTCACCACAGTCCAGAAGCGTGGTAGGTACTGTTTGCTTTTATAAATATGTGGTCCCTCCTGGGTTCGAACCAGAGACCTACTGATTATGAGTCAGTTGCTCTAACCTGCTGAGCTAAGGGACCATTATAGGTGGCGAATAATTTGCGGTTATTCATTTCTACTTTTGAATATGCTGATTAAGTCAACTTCACAGCAGGAATTTCATTTTCGTCTAACTACCACCCTTTGTAGTTTTTGTGTGGTCAAGGGGGGACTCGAACCCCCTGCTGAGTATAGTGCATTTACCCTTATGCAACATGACCATTGTAGTGGAGATTTGTAACCAACGCAGGATCACCCCTGTGCTTCGTTTCATTTGTCTTCGGCACTCCACTGTTGCAAGTACTTCTTTTTTATCTTGCGCCACCATTCATGCACTATCCTATATGCTAATGGTTGTTACTGTACTATAGGATGTCAAGTAACTGCTGTTGCGGGGGCCAGACTCGAACTGACGATCTCGGCTTATGAGACCGAGCGGATAACCATCTTCCACACCCCGCAATATTGTAGCTCTAGTAGGAATCGAACCCACCTTGTAAATTACTTGTCAAATGCCTCACCATTTTGCTCCGATACTAGTATTAAGGAGTCGTAAGCCAAATAACCATCATTCACCCACTCGCAGCTGCTAGGAGCGACCCACGCTTGCTATAGAGCCATATTTAGATTTTTAAAACCCATCCCTCGTTTGGGGTAAGGAAACTCCACCTAATGTTTTTTGCGTAGTCAGGACAGGATTCGAACCTGCAAACCTACCTGTTGCCTCGGTTTTAATTAGCTTGGGTCTTTAACAACACATACCCATAACTAAGTGTCTAATTCAAAAAATCGAAACATTTTGAATCTTACCAATTCCACCACCTGACTAACCTTTAAAAATTAATACTCAGGCTCTTTAAATAGCTTAACCAATCTAAAACTCCAGCTATCAGGAAAATCTGCTAGTCTAGAGGTTGTTGGTGCTAATTTAGTAGCCTCTCTCCTTGTTTTAGCCTCTACAAACCTGTAGGGGGCATGGTATCCATTTCGATGGACCCACTCCACTCTCCAAAGTGGATATTGCGCTTGCGCTTTCATATTGATAAATCAATATGTCAGCCTGGAGATTTGTTTTTACACATTTGTTTTAATTTTAGTACTCGGGGAGGGACTCGAACCCTCACAGCCATCTAGCCAACAGATCTTAAGTCTGTCGTGTCTACCAGTTCCACCACCCAAGCAACTGCAGGACCCGCTCCCTGCTCTGAGTTTGTACTTCACTCTATTAAGCGTTTGTAGGTTTAGTATTTTCTTTTTTTAGTAGTGGATTTTAGCCATTGGAACCATTCTTTAAATTGGTCTACTCTTTGTTTAGCGGTATTTTTACTCATTATTTTTTTTATTTTAATATACAAACTTTATTTTAATATACAAACTTTTATTTACCTAAAGCAAATAATTCTTTATAATTTTCTTCACCTATTGCATTTAATATTTGACGTAAAAATTCACGTTTATCTTTAAATGATCCTTTTCTGTATTGAGTAATTAATTCAACAACTTCTTTTTCTTTATCTCTATTTAATGAAGTTTTATAATCCATAACGTCCATAAAACTCATATAATAATATCCTCCTACTGGTGTTGCGCTTTGTAGGATTTCATTAGTTGGTCTAACCTGCACATCAGCATATGCTCCTCCAGCTTTTGATGGGTCCCATACAGTAAATGCTTCTATTGAACCATCTGATGTTGGTCTATAGATTCCGCCTGCTTTTAATTCTTTATCAAGGCCAGCATCAGCCCAAAGAATTTCATTAGGGATTACTATATCTAAATCCCCAATACCTCCAGATAGTCCAAAAGCATCTCTTAACTCAGGGTAAAGGTATAAACGAGCAGATCCTGCTATGAAATATTTTTTTTCAGAAGGTTTAATATTGAACTTATCAAAAATTAAAGTATTAGCTTCTTGTAATAAACTAGCCAAATCAGAGCTTACAGCTTCATCTAATTGGAAGTCTTTTTCAAATTCATTCCAGAATTCCTTTAAAAATACTTCTTTTAAATATATTTCAGTTAACCTCATGTCTTTTTAATCTTGTTAAAGCTCTTTTACAATAAATATTTTCCATTGTAAGATGTTTAAATGAAAAAAACATACTTAATGGACTTGGCCCTTTTAAAAATAAAAAATTATATGCTGACCACTCAGATGTAACGAAGTATTTATCTTTTACTATATCAAGTAGAAGTAAAGGATTTTCATCTACGCACATCCAATCATAAATATGACATGTTCTGCTAACTTGTTTGATAAATAAGTGTACTTGAGCAATTCTTGTGAGAATTATTACTAGTATAAAAATTGATACAATTACCATAACCTTTATTTTATTTTAAAAATACAAATACAATTTTTAGCTTCCAAATTACTTTGATTTCTCTTTTAAAAATCCAATTGCTTTAACTATCTCAGCACATTTTTCATATAATTCATTTTCTTCATAAATTGGTAGATTTTGTTCCAAAGTGTGAACAAATTCTTTACGATCAATAGTTACATCATAAATGGTTTGTTCTTGTTCTACTAGAACAGATAAAGCATGTAAATGCCTTTTTCTACCATTTAGATTTTTTAGTATTGTTTCTACTAATGCTTTTGAAATCCTTAAATCTCTACCAGCAACCAATTGCTCAAATTCATCACTATCAAATACGTTTATCTCAGTTGCCATATCAAAATAAATTTAAAAAATCAGTATTAATAGATTTCCCCTTTAATTTACTAAGCTTTTCATCATTTTCCAAGATCTTAGAAGCAAGCTTTTCGAGATGTTTTTCTTTTTGCTTGTCGTAGTCTCTGACTACTTTGTTATGTTTTTTCTTTTTCATCTCATCTATACATATTATTTTTTTCTTGAGACTAAAGAGTAAGGGTCATCATCTACTTTTTTATCCCATAACCCTACCTCTTCTAAATGCTTCTTTTGATAATCATCCAATTGAAAATCAATCATTTCAGTCGTTTTATAAACTGTTTGATGACCTTCTAATGACTCCATATCACGTTCAGTAAACACGTTTCCTAAACGTAAAAAATAACAGTTATAACAAGATAATTGACAATTACCATCTTGGTAATTATTTCGATGCCCATCTTTAAAAAACATTATTAATGGGATTTTTCCATCTATTTCTCTTTTTTCACTAAAACCACACCAATAACACTCTTCAATCATGTAACCGGCCTCAATTAACTTAAATTTAAGCTTTTCAGGGGTAAATGAAGAAGTATCAGCTCTACCATTTACAACATCTTCAATTGCTGGTAGTTTTTTTCCAAATGGGGAATGACTCATAAATTTAGGTATTCCTTTCCCACATTGGTTTTTATGTAAATCAAATAAAGACAAGCCTGTTTCCTCATCTTTATAAGCCTTCATAAATGGTTTTAGATGTTGGTAAGAGCAATTTAAGTAGCGAGCAGCTGCTTTAACCGAGCGAGTTTGTTTCATTGCTCGTAAGCAATCCTCTTTTGATATCGGTTTTGGTTTAGCCATATTATAAATCTTCTAATCCATCCATTAACGTTGCATCCCAATCACTAAGATCATCATCCTCATCATCGTTTTTTTCTTCTTCAATATCATTACCCTCTTCTATTCGACTTTCTTTCTCTGGGTCTTCTAAGTATGCTTTTTTTATTTCAACCTCCTTATGCTCTCCGGGCTCAAAAATTATCATGTCATTCCATGTATGATCTTTTTCACCAAATGTTACAGGCATACCTTTTTTAATTCCTACAGTTGAGCAATTAACACAAGTTAATGTTTGGGGTAAAGCTTTTATTCTCAATGGATTTATTACTTCATTGCATTTAATACATATTTTATCTTCCATCATATCTTTTTATAAATTTATATAGTTGGGTTGGAGTTTTAATAATATGTTTTATATTATTTTCATCTACTAAAGGATAGATATCTCCGTCTGGGGTTATGCTGTCAAATACCCACCAAAGAATAATTGAGGTTTTCAATTGTCCATAATGTTTCATCATTAGCATTTCAATAGACTGGTAAAATGGGTTATCATGTTTTTCAGTATGTATTCCTACTGTTTTTAATACTGCACCGGCGGCTTCAATTTGGCATAAATTATCTATCAATGCCATGAAGAATGCTTCATCTTTTTTTTGGGCTGATTTTGGGTTTTCTTCTATTTTAGAATTAGATCCAATAAGCTCATTTAATTTTTTAAATTTATTTTCTTGTTCGCTCATATTCTTCTACTTTAAATACTTTTAAGAAGTCATCTTTAGACATCTCTTTAATATGGGATGCTAATAAAATAGCATCTTCTAAATTGATTGCTTCAAGTTTACCTTGTGGTTCTTTTGTTGAATCAAATTTGTTATAGTATATATATCTTTTCATAATTAATCTTTTGAAACAGCTCGCCCAACTTGCCTTGTCCAGTCTAAATCAGTACGAACCAAAACATTTTTAGTCATAGTAGCTACTAGCATAGTTGTATCAACTCCTAATTGTTTTGCTACATATGCTAAAGCAGCTATATCTTTAGGGAAACAATGCCCCCCAAACCCAAAATCACCATCAGGCCCAGGAACTGCCCAATGTGAATTACCTAGCCTATCATCATATCTAGCATATTCAATCACTTTATCATAGTCAACTCCTAATTTATCGCATAATTGGTAAATTTCATTCGCGTATGAAACTTTCATTGCTAAAAAAGTATTTGTTACATACTTAATAGTTTCTGCAATCGTTGATGATGTTTTAATGATTGGTACTTTGGGAAAAGCTTTAGCAAATATCTGTTTTACTCTTGATGAATATGGCCTTTCAGCTCCAATTATTATTCTATTTTGATTCTTATAATCTTCAACAGCATTTGCTTCAGTTAAAAACTCAGGATTAAAGGCTATATGGATATTAGGAAATTCCTTATTTAATTTTTCAGTTGTGCCTGGAGGGATTGTGGATTTGATTATTACAATGAAATCTTTTTTATCATAGTATCCAACCATTACTGATAGCTGGGTGAGGCACTCATTTACAATTGATAAGTCACATTCTCCACTTTTACGCATTGGGGTAGGTAAGCATAAAAATGTTTCGTTTACATTTTTTACTAATTCGCCTAAAGATGATTCATTGCAATTGCCATTGATATCAAATGTCCTAACATCAAAGAAATTTTTCATTCCTTCTTTTACTGCAGTGCCTACAAATCCCTGCCCTATAACTCCTATTTTTTCCATATTAATTTGTTTTCCAGAATGAATAAATTCCTTTATCTAATTCATAAGAAGGCCAAACAAAACGCTCTCTAGGAGGTTGTATTTGTGCCCATCTCCACATATTGGATAATCCTTCTTTTAATGAAGTTTTATGTTCAAATCCTAAAATATCTACAGATTTTTGATATGTTGGGATAGAATGTTTTACTTCATGCCTAGCTTCTTTATGAATTACATTACCTCCACCTATTACTTCTATCAAAACATCATTAGCTTGTTTAATGGAGTATTCTTCAATACCACCCAAATTAATAATTTGTTTTGATGCTTCTGGTAAGATGGCTGCTTTCCATAGTGGTTCTAGAGAGTCATCTATGTAACTAAAGGCACGTGTTTGAGACCCATCACCAAAGATAGTCATTGGCTCATCATTCATGTATTGGTACATCCATATACCTAACACATTTCTGTATTTATCCCAAATATTTTGTTTTATACCGTATACATTATGTGGGCGAATAATACACCAATCTAATCCATGTTGTTCACCCGCAATTTGGATATCCATTTCACAGGCATATTTTGCTACTCCATACGGGTCAATAGGTTTTGGTATTTGCTCTTCATCAAATATACCTCCATATCCGTGCCCATATACAGCAAGAGTTGAAGTAAATACTAATCGTTTTACATCATGGCGGATACATTCATTAACTATAGCAGCTGTTACTTTTAGATTATTATCATAATTATAAGTCCTTATAAATGGAGATAAACCTTCAGCAGCATAAGCAGCAAAATGAAATACATAATCTGGTTTATATCTTTGGAAGATAAGGTTTAGGTTTGATGATCCCCTAACCAAATCAAAAAGATGAAAAGTTACTTTATCATTGATATTTCCTTTGTACCCCCCACTTAAGTCATCTAATCCTACTACTTTATATTCTGGGTGGTTTTCAATGATCCAATCTGCTAAGCGGCTACCTAATAAGCCTGCCACCCCTGTAATTAAAACTGTTTTTTGCATTGTTTAAAAATTAATTCCTTTAATTGTATGGTTTTTAGGTCTATGGCTATTATTTTCAAATAATTGAGGAGCTATACCCCATTTGTACATAAACATTTGTGCTGCTGGGTGTTCGGTTTGTTTGAATTTGTTTCCTTCTTTTCCATTTTTTGTTGCAGCACTTCCAAAGTGGTAAAAATGTAAGTTATGAGTTCTAGTAAAATTAACTCCGTTTAGATCTAACTTTAAAAAGAAATCCCAATCACATATAAAAGGTGATTGATACATAGTATCAAATCCTCCTACAATCATATAGTTTTTCTTACTTATAACAAAAGGAAAAATACCTCCATCTAATGTCATAACTTCTTTTCTGATGGAAGGCTCATAGCTAATAAAATCATTATATTTAAATTCACTTGGAATTTTACCAAAATCTTTTACAGGAAAATTAAATATACCGGGTCCAGTTGGTTCTATCTGGTTAATAGTTAGAACAGAGTTGGGGTTATATTCTTTTTCTATGATAATATCCCAATCTTTAGATAGTACATTATCATCATTTATGATACAAATAATTTCATTAGATGCATTCATAACAGCTAAATTAAGGGCTGTTTGCATTCCTTGATTAACCCCCATATCAAGTATTTGTATGTCATCTTGATATTTATCTAATATGTGTTGACTTTCTTCTATAAAACCATCTACAGATACTATTATTTCATTTTTGTTTGCTTGATTCTCAATTGCTGATTTTAAGCAAATGTCTAAGTGTTCTGGGCTTTTGTAAGTTGGTATTATTAAACTAATCATATTTGGCTCCAATTTGTTAAAGGTGATAACCAAGCTGTTTCTCCATGAGTAGCATATCCTGGTATCGGGGTGATTAATAACCCATTATTTTCTCTTAATTCTAAGAACATTTGAAAATCATTTGGGTGGGTTCCTTGAGTGTGCTTTCTAAGGATTGGTTCATATTTTTTTAATTCTTTTACAGTTGATGCAAATGTCATAGTAGTACTATTAGTTAACTTCCAATGGCAAGAATCAGTTAAATACACCCTTGTATCTTCAGCTCCACCTTGACAGTATGGATTTCCTCCATTTAAAGGATCTAAATACTTATCTGGGTGGTCATATAAAGATACGAAAGATGCTCCTAGTGTCAAACCCTCTTTTATTATTTTAGGGGATAATTGTTTATGTAAATAATCATTTTCTACAAAGTAAATAACTTCATCATCAGGCCAATATAAAGCCATGTCTAAAGATAGATTAAATGTACCGGCACCATGTCCTATAGAAACTTTATGTATATTAACAGGATCAATATACCTGCTTATCATTGTAAGTGTCTTCTCACTACAGTTATCTGCTAAAATAATTATGTCATGTATGTAATCAAAAAATACATTACAAAAGTTTTTTAAACAAGCACTATTGTGTATGTAAGCAGGTTTTACCTTATTATATCCTGAATCTGAGATGCGGTATATTATTTTCATTTATTATGCTTTATGCCAGACAGTGGCAAAGTTATTATCATGCCAAAGGTTATTATAACCTAAACTTTTCATTGTATTACATACTTTAGCTATATCCACATTATAATGCATAGGCATATCTTCATTTTCTCCTGAGAGGTCAATTATGAGGATAAGAAGGCCATTTTGGTTAATGTATTTATCTAATTTGTGTAGGTAATCTATTTGTGTTTGAGGGTCTAAATGTTCCCAAACTGCATCAGAATATACAATATCAAAAGTTTTATCAAATGAAAATGTATCTTGAGGGATTAAAATAGTATCAATATCAACATTATATTTTTCAAATCGCCACATAGCAAATTCAGAAATATATCCTTTTACATCAACATAAGTAACATTTTTTCCTGTATGTTCTTTAATGATTTGGGTAAATACCCCTAAACCTCCTCCAAATTCCATAAATTCATTCCCTGGGTGTTCTTGGATTACTCTCATTAATCCTGGGAGGAATTTATGCATTTTATTTGCTGGTCCTACTTTATTCCAGTTGGCTCCTAAAAGGTCATATACATATGTTTTTGAATTTTCATAAAAATCAAAGGTTGATTCTTTAGCATGGAAATCTTCAGTATTAATTTTTTGAAAGTTTCTAATTTTTTCTCTTACCTCTTCAAAAGGTACTCCTGAAAATTCTGCAAAATCATGTACTACATCTCCATTTAATACATCTTCAGGCTCGGGGTTCATTACATTGTAATCTATCATATTTGGTTGTTTATAGTTAAAAAATCTTTTAATCCTGCGTTCCAGAGAACATCTCCAAAACTAATAAATTCTTTTGCTTTTTCAAAATTATATTTAATTGCTTTTAATTTACTTTCATAAAGTTCTTGAGTAAAATACCCATTACTTATCATTTCTAACAACTTATCAGGAGTATCAAAAAATATAATTCCATCCATATCAAACATTTTTAGATGTTCTTTAGTTTTTATATTCCAATATATTGGGATACAACCACACACCATACTGTCTAATATTTTTTCTGAAAAGAAATCTGCATCTTCATTTTCAATTACTAGCTCAAATCGATAATCTTTTGTACCATCTACTTTTCTATCCATAGGAGGATTTAGGTAATCTATAGCATTATAATAAGCTGAGTTTGTGTCGTTAAGGATTTTATTTTTTATAGTGTGTCGGAGTATATGCCCTTCCATAGAATTTTTATTGGAAACAATACTGCTTATATTTTTAATTTTATTGTGTATCTCCCTCCCTTCAGGTATTATAAAGCACCTACTACCTCCATTATAATATTTATATTTACTATTCTTAATAACATCTTCTTCATAATGAACAAATACTAAATCAAAATGGTCTAATAAACGTTCTACCATATCATGGTTATGGGGGCATAAACTTTTAGGTTCCATAAGAACCGCTATTTTATATTTGTGAGGGGATTCAATTACTCCCTTCCAATAATCTACCCAAATACAAATATCTGAAGGTTCTTGGGTCCATTCTATATACTTGCTAGGTACACTAGGGAATATTCCTTTGGTTTCTTCTATTCCGTAGTTTCCTGGGTTGATTAGGTTAATTTTTTTCATATATGTTGAGCCAATAGTTTATCATTTCATCCATCATGCTTTCAAATGTATAAATGGGTTCCCACCCTAACTCAGTGCGAATCTTTGTTGAATCTCCTTTTAAGTATGGTAATTCTTCAGGGCGAAGAAATTTTTGGTTTTGGGTAACATGATCTTTATAGTTTAAATCTAATTTTCCAAATACATATTCACACATATCTCTTACTGAGCGGGTTTCTCCTGTAGCTACAACCCAGTCTCCTGGTTTGTTTTGTTGTAAGATTAAATGCATAGCACGGACATAATCATATGAATGGCCCCAGTCACGGTATGAATCCATATTTCCTAGTTCTAGTTTATCAACTAAACCAAGTTTAATTTGGACAGCAGTTTTAACTACTTTATTTGTTACAAAATTTGAACCTCTTCTTGGAGATTCATGGTTAAATAAAATACCATTTGAAGCATGTAGTTTGTAAGCGTTTCTATAATTACGTACAATATTATACCCAAATACTTTAGTACATCCATAAGGTGAAACCGGGTTCATAGGTGTAGTTTCACGTTGATACCCATCTGAGTCAACACTACTTCCAAACATTTCTGAGCTGGATGCTTGGTAAAATTTAGCATTAGGGCAAGAGCGTCTATAAGCTTCTAAAATATTTAAAACTCCTAAAGCATTTGTTTGAGTAGTAAATTGAGGGATATCAAAACTAATCCTAACGTGAGATTGAGCAGCAATATTATATATTTCATCTGGTTGGATTTTATCTAATAGATGCTCAATACTACTTTGGTCTAGTAGGTCTCCGTAATACACATGGATTTTATCCCTCATTGATTCAATCCTAGACTGTTGATGCTCAGGTACTGAGTTTCTTCTAATTATTCCATGGACTTCATATCCTAATTCTAGTAGGTACTCTGCTAGGTAGGAACCATCTTGTCCTCCTATGCCTGTAATAAAGGCTTTTTTCATGTGTTTAGATTTTATTTTTTATTTGAATATATTCATCTGAGTCAAATCAGGCCAGTCTTTTACTGACCATTTTCTTGGGGGTGTAGTTTTTGCTTGAGGGAGTTTATCTAGACCTAACTGGGCGGTTTCTGGGGTCATGTAATAGTGGTATCCGATAGAGGAAATGTTTTGTTCTCTCCAAGGAGTATTTGGGAGCCTACCATCATATGACATTTTTTTCAGTTCAATTGCAGCCTTTTTATTATCTAATAAAATCATCCCCCCACGGCCTAAACTTAAATGTTTTTGGTATTGGAAAGATAAACTCATATATGTTTTAGGAATATAACTATTTGGTTTCCATAACACTGCAGCATCAATTACATTGCCAGTAACGTAATAATAATCAACCCAGTCTTCATTTTTCCAAAGCAAATCAATCCATAATTTATCAGCTAAAAAAGGAATTGATAGGTATGTATTTTTAGGAACCATAATATGATCTGCTAAAGTATATCTTAGACAAAGTTCAACCCCATGAGTACAACTATCAACAGCTACAGCATACGGTGCTCCAAAAAATTTAGCAATTTGTTTTTCAAATTCAGTTACTGTATTAAAATTCATTATATATACATTTTTTTCATTGCAATTCCATTTTTAACAAAACCATTTTTTTCATAGAAACTACTTAAATTATCATCACATAATAATGTTACTCGATAACATCCCTTATTTCTACCTATTTTTATTAATTCATTTATTAATTCTATACCAATGCCTTTATTTCTTATACTTTTACATACTACAATATCTTCAATATGCCCTGCTAATTCACCTCTAATTTTATTTTCTATTATAATACTTCCATAAGCTACAATTTTATCATTTAATAAACCTACAATAGAATTGGATGAAGTATTTTGAGTAAAATTATCCCAACAACCTTGAATATTCCTAGTTGAATAATCAATCTCAGTTAATTGCTGTAAGAGTAAAAATACACTTTTAAGGTCATGTTGTTGTATACTTCTAAATTGTACCATCAATAAAGGTTTTATCTAAAGCTTGTCCTTCGTAAGGGCCTGTTTTGTATTCATAAACTAAAGTATCATCTTCTAAAATTTCATAAGTATGACCTCCTTCTAAAGTAAAAGAAGCATCACCTGGGAATAATGTTGGGGTGTAGAGTATTTGGTCATCAATGTCATATAGTATACATTTGACTCTACCTTGGATTACTACCCAACTTTCTTGGGCTATAACATTTCTAGTTCTTTCCTTCCAGATGTGTTTATGAGGTTTAAAAGTTTTACCTTCTCCCATATTTAAGAGGGCACATTGAATAAATTGATCCTCAGGAACTACTTCTACTCTCCCCGGAGTTAAATCTTTTTTCCTTACTATTATGTGGAGTAACTTGTCAGGGTCTATTATACTATAAACTTTTTCCATTATTGTAACAACTTATTTAATTTATTAACAACTTCATTATCTTTTAAATATGCATCTAAAGTAATATGGTCATCATTAGGGCTATAATATTTAGGTCCTAATTTAGGTTCTTCACATTTTTCAATAACTCCATTCCACCCATATAATTGATGAACAAAATCATCAGTTAAAATAGTTTTTGTCCCAACCCCATAAGCTAAATTAGCTAACCCACCTTCGGCTCCTATAAAATAATTACAATTTTTTATAATAGAAGCAGTTAAACTATATTCAGATACTGTAAATAAATTAAAATCTAATTGGCTAGTACCATTAGGCTTTCCTACTTCGATTAAATATATGTTAGGGTTTTTCTCCAATTCATTTATAATATATGAAATATCTCTTCGTCTACCACCATACCCTAAATTAGGGACATTAACTCCAGCTTTATATTCTTCTTCTGTAAACCCAAATGATCTCTCTTCCCAGTTGGATAGCCAAGCAACTATTATTTTACCGTGTAATGGTTTAAATAAGTGTTTAACATAATTATCTAATGATGGGTTAGTGTAAATTTTAAAATATGGAGAAGGATTTTTAACACCACATTGAATTTGGAATTGTTCACATGGGGTTAATTTCCTATGAATAGGTTGTAATTGATGTACTATATCATACTGCTTATTAGGGGCCTCAAGGTATACATTATCAATATATGGATCATTTGAAATTAATTCATACGGTTGAACCATATTTAATAAATAATCTACTGTACATCCAGGGTGTTCTTCTTTTAGTTTTTGAGCAATAGAGCTACCAAAAAGATTATCCCCTATGTAACCTACAGCTTTAATTAATATTTTCATTTATTTAAATTTTTATTTATAAAAAGAATATCTTGTTGATGTGATCCATGATTATGAGATTCTTCTAATATTTCTTTTAAAGAAAAACCAATATTTTCCATAAATTGTATTACTTCATCATATAAAGGGGCACCTTCATTATATTGAGTTAAAGAAACTTCTAACAACATCCCTTTTGATTTTTTACAAAGATTTATCCCTCCTGAAATAATATCAAGTTCTGATCCTTGGGTGTCTATTTTAATTAGGTCAAATTCTGAGTCAGGGGTAAATAAGTCATCAAGTTTAGTTCCTTGTTGGGGGATTATTTCTAATTGGTCATCTGAATAGAATTGGGTTAGCTCTTTATAGATAGAATTTCCAGTGCAAGTCGGGTCATTTTTTCTACTGTAAAAGTTATATGTAGAATTATCCTTAGCTAACATTGTTATAGAATAATTTTCAGTAATACTTTTTAGATATGGTTCACAAGGAGCTGAAGCTTCTACACTAAAAATAAAACTAGATGGGTATGCATTTTTAAATGCTGTATGGAATTGGCCTGCGTTTGCTCCAATATCTAATACTCTATAAGGATTAAAATATTGTGAGATGATATTAAGGTTTCTCATTAGAATAAAATTAAATCATTAATTTTTAACCACCTAACATTATCCCCAGCACTAAATTCTTCAATAGTACCATTTGTATTTTTATACCCAGAATTTAGAGTTTTATTAATATTTGCTAGTATCATGTGATTATTTATAAAATCAGGATCATTATCGTCAGGTTTATTATCTTCATGGTATAAACCATAAAATGTACCTTGTTCATTTCGTTTCCATTTATAACCTAATAACCTTAATCTATCTCTAGTATCATCATCTTCTTTACCCCATCCTATGTAATATGGATTTAATCCATTCATTTTATAAAATAAATCTCTATGTAATACAAATACCCCACCCGAATGATCTCCTACATCATTTGAAAAATTTCTATAACCTGCTGGGGTGTTGTAGTAGTCTCTGGGTTGGTTGTCGTTATCTAGAAATATTACTTTCCTAACAGGGTATAGAGGTACATCAGGCTCAGTATCATAGCTAACATCATCAGCAGGGTAATAATCTACATCATGGAATATAAGAAGTTCTCCATTTGCTTTTTGAGCAGCTAAATTATATAATGAATTTTTTTGGAATTTATCCTTATTATCTTGTTCTGCAATTATTATTTCATATGTTTTGTTTTGAAATAATTCTTGTAATCTAGGGAGAAGAGTGCTTAAATGTTCCTCTCTATCCCTATAGGATATAATTATGCTATATCTCATATAGTAGAATCAAAATGATTTTTATACTCAGGTACTCTATCATATTGGTGAACTAAACAAAATGGTTTATCATGTTTAGTTGAATAAACTACTCCATTTTCAAATCGAGCATATTGATTTAAATTATTAATTATTGCTCCAATCTGTAAAGCCCATAAATCATTATAATCAACCCATTGACATTTATCTTTTAATAACGTTTGGGTTAAAATATTAAATGAAGGTTGATCAGCGTGTCCTATATTATTAGACATTAAATATAAAGTTAAACATAAATCTTTACATATAGAAGCAGAACAAGCAAATGTGCCTACATTACATGCTGGGGCTTTTTTAAGGATATATTCATAAACATATGGTCCATAATTAACTAATGCATTGTTAGTATTCCATGGTTCATTCTCATATAAAATACCCTCAGAAGGTACTAATATGTCTTTTACCATGAATTCATTTAGCCACTCTGAAGGGTTGGTTTGGAATATTACATCACGGCCATCAGTAAAAATTACTCTTTCATATGTTAAATCAGCTTCGGTTTCAACAAAATATTGCCACAAATGGAATAATCTAACATTATGAATTAATTTATTAGCATTTGAAGGATTAACTTGCCCTGAATGCCATACAAAATTATCTTCATATTCGGCTCTATAAGTATTTTTAGGAGCTAAAATATGGACGCCTAATTCTTTTAGTTTAGTGAGGTAATCATGTTGATCAGGGAAGTTATAAGCTAATACAAGTATATCACCATTATATGATGTTTTTTTCAATGATATAACCCAATTTTTTATATCTATCCAATTATAATTTTCACTTATAGTAGTGACTACTAGATCTTTTTTCATAACGTATTGTAATAATTGTTTTGTTTTTCTTGGCGCTCTATATTTTTTGGGTGATAAAGAGCAAAGTATTCTACATCTGGCATAGCTGTGTAGTGTTTAAAGCCATCTAGCCGTTCATGGACTTTGTTTACCCATTTGATTTCAGGTTTATTCTTCCAGATACGCCATTGGTAATCAGGCCAATTAACCCACCCTTCATCATTTACTCTCCATCCCCATTTTGCAATATGTTCAGGAGTTAAACCTTCTACTGTGTTTACTCTAGGGACTAGAAAAACATCAACTTCATTGTTTTCTTCTAATAATTCAGGTAAAACCATTATTAGATTTTCATTCGGAATTTCATCAGCATCAATTTGAAAAATATAATCGCCACTGCACAAACTAGTTAATTTATTTTTCCAATCTGCAAAATGACGATTAAATTTTCCTTTATGCCATACGAATTCACCATTTATAGAATGCGTTCGTAGGAATGATTCTATCTCCGGGTCACCATTTGCTTCATCATATAATATTACAATGTTGTCTTGTTGTCGTTTGTGTTGAAGCAAAAATCGCACTAAACGTTGAATTTCTAAAAATTCATTACAAACTGTAATCGCATAACTTATTTTCATATCTTTTATTCAGGTAATACTCCAATATAAGAAAGAGCTTCAATATAATCACGCTCTTCAAAAGATTTCATGTTTTTCATATCCATTCGATATTTCATAAATTCTCCTGGTTTACCTGGGATTGGGTGGTTAAGTCTATCTTCTTCAGGGATTTCAATAGCTTTTACAGCTGCCCATTTCCAGTCAGAAGCATCACTACCATTAGCAAACACCATTCCTAGTTCAGGTTGATTGATAGTATTTGGAAGCCAAATTAATTCTGTTTCGGGATCTTTCCAAGCTAAGTCTTTATACAATTCAGGTAATGTTTCTATTTGCTGTTTAAAAAATTCATGATCTTCAGTCATAAATGAATTAGTCCAAAAACCACAAGACAGACTCATATAATTGTAAATCTCAGGGGCAACCTGTGCTTTGTAGCACAAGTCACCTCCTGATTTAGGGCATGTTATTATTTCTTCGTGTTGCATTATAATTCGATTTTATTTAATTTAGGCAATTCAATTTTATTCAATTTAGGTAATTCAACCTTATTTAATTTAGGTAATTGAAGTTGTACCTGCTTTGGAAATTCAGGAATTTTTTCTTCAAACAATTCACCTAATTTTTCTTTCATTGCCTCAAATGAGAATTTAGTGCGTGATTGAAAACCTTGTCGTTTTGCATTTTCAGCATAACCTTTGTAATTTTCAAATACATCTTTTAAATAATGCCCTACGTGACCATAATCTACACTAAACCATTCTGCATCTCCTAATAACATATTATTTGCAGCTGATGGGTGCACTTTGGTCATTTGTCCAGGAAGCAATGTAGTAAATTCAGGGTTTAAATAATCAATATGACCACTCCAATTTGTTGTAATTACTGGTTTATTTACAAGTGAGAATTCAAGTAATGGCCTACCAAATCCTTCACCTTTAGTTAAATTAACCATTGCTTTAACTTTAGAGTGATTATAAATCTCATTTATTTCAGCATCAGAAAATTCACCATGAAGTAAGTATACATTAGGAAGATTATTTGATTTAACAGTTTCTCGAATTAATTTAATTCGTTTAATTATTTCATCTCTATCCATGTATGAAGAAGCTACTGTAGATGTCTTTAAAATTAAAGCTGGTTTTTTAGATTTGTTTTTAAAGGTTTCAAAAAATGCTTTTATTAATAAACCTACATTCTTTCTATCTTCACCCAATTGACCTTGCATCCAATGTCCTACAAATAAGTAAGCAAAATCTTCTTTTATGCTAGATAAATCAAATGTTGATTTTACAGGCTTATAAACATCAGTATTAGCACCTTCAAAAATAACTTCTCCATCTCCAACCCATTCAAGAGCTCCTAATAATCTATTAGTATTTTGTTCACGTTTTTCAAATTTACTATTTCTTAATACATCAATAGTATGTTTTGAAGAACCTAAAATTAGATTCATTCGTTGGCATCCTTCAATCCAATCACCAGGAGCTACAGTTGTTTCAATTCCTGCAGTACATCCGATGTTATATTTCCCTATTGGTTGGAACTCATTTGGAACTGTAATTTGCATCCAAATTTCAGGTTGAGCAGGTAATTGAGGGTTATTTAATAAATGTTTAGTTAAAAATTCCCATTCAGGATTATCCTTAATAAATCCCCTAGGGGTAGAACCCCATCGTTGGGACATGATTTTTACATCATATCTATCTAGTTCAATAATCGCTTTAACGATATCGCGAGAACGTGCTCCGTATCCACTATAAGTGTCAATAGGGCAGCTTATTACAAATGTTGGTTTATCCATGATTATTAATATACAAATGCGTGATTAATTGTGTCTTCTTTAACTTCACTAACGTTGATTAACTCATATTTTTCTCGTGGAGTCCACGTGTCAAATAATTTATCTATCGCGTTAATTGCTCTAACTCCCATATACTCTCCTGTAAGGCCTGCTTCATTCATTGCCCAATGTCTTCCTGTTTTACCAAGTTCTTTTCTCATTGTTCTATCTAAAGCATATACTTCAGCAATTCTAGCTGCTGCATCTTCAGCATTACATCTATCATCCCAAATATAAGGTGTTTTAGGTGAACCTTGAATTGAGCGATTTGTTGGGTAAACCGGGAATGCCCATGAACCATGATTTTTATAACGGCCTGTATGATTTGAAGGAATTTCAGGTGATGGTGTGTACCAATTTCCGTATTCATCTTCAAAACGCATTTGATCTTGCATACCACCCGTTACATTAGCAATAATTACAGTACCTGCTAAAATTGCTTCTGTTAATGATAATCCCCAACCTTCATTTGAAGTTAACAATATTTGAGCATCTGCTATATTGTAAATAAAATTCAATTGGCTACTATTTAATTTATTAACTGAAAAATAAACAGCATTGGGGTAGTCGTGGAATAAAATTCTACGTACTGCTTCTAAATCAGTGCCATGATCACTTACTACTTCAGTATGCATTACCATAGCACATTTTTCTGCTTTTTCTTTTGGTAATGTATCTAAAAATAATTTAAAAGCAAGCATTGTATCTGGAATTTGCTTACGTCTAATATTTCTAGAGTTAAAGAATACAACAAAGTCTTTTTCTTTTCCTCCAAAGATACTATCTTTAAAAGCTTTTAATTCTTTTAATTCATCTTCTTTTTCAATTGGATAAAAATGGTTTTCATTTAAACCATGAGGAACATATTCAATGATTTTATTCTTAGCTTTTTCACCTAAAACAAGCTCATTAATTAATTTTGTTTGTTTTGAAATTGCTAATAATGCATCGCATGATTCATAAAATGCTTTGTTGTACAACGGTGCCGGATAATCATCCCAGATGTTTAAATAAATGATTGGACATTGTTTTCTAATCTCGTTTTCAATCATAAACAACCATTCAAAATACCTTGGGTCAGTAATTAACATGATAGCATCAGGCTTTTCTACTTCCATTAAGTATCGAATCATTTCATGATCACCGTAACCATCTATTGGATATAAAAATACAGATGAATCTTCTATACCTGCATTTATATTAGTATCTGCTGATAAATCAAAACGTTTTCCTTTTTCTGGGTGGTTTAGGGCTCCTGCTAGGTTAATCCAATTGAAATGATGGGCTGTGTTTAGTACTAATTCACGTGCTACTGTAGCTACGCCGGAGTGTACTCTAATGTCATCACAAATTAGTAGGATTTTTTTTCGTTCCTTTTGAGGGAGGTAATTGAATTTGTCTTTCATATAACTTTTTAAAATTTAATTTAATATAAAACTTTATTGTTCTGTTTCCAAACTTAAGTCGTTGTGATTGTGAATTTGTTTTCTAAATTCTTCTTCTGTTAAATAAAGGTGAATTGCTCGTTCACTTAATTTTTGAAAACTAAATTTTCGTTTAATACACTCAATTTTGAATTTTTCGAATAACTCGTTGTCTATTTTGACACTTGTTAAAACTTGGTTTTTTTCACTCATATGTTTTTAATTTAATATTATCGTATATACATATGGCGGGATATCAATAGGTTGCAGAGCATAAGTGGGTTTTATAAAAAGAACACCATTTACAATTATCATTTTGTTTTGGTTGGTGTTCTACTTCTTTAAAACCATTCCGATCAAATGCTTGTTCTATAAATTCTTCTATTGATTTTGTTGCTTTGTTTATTTTTACTTTTCCCGAAGCAGGGCTATAAGTTTGGATTCTTCTAATTACAAAATCTTCACTTTCAAATATCTTACGTTTTACAATTAAAAATTCAATTTCTATATTGTCTTGAGGGATACCGTAAACTTCAGAAAAATATTTTTTATATATTACAAGTTGAAGTTGTTTTTGTTCATTTGATTTTTCTCTAGCACTCCATCCTTGTTTGCTTGTTTTTATATCTATAATCTTAATTTTATTAGTTGGCTCATGATATAAAACAACATCTAAATATGCTTGAAACATTATGTTAGGAAACTTAGAATGTGGATTTAATGTAAGAGGCAATTCAATTCCTACTAAATACCAACCTCGTTTACTAAAATACCTTCCTTTACTTTTAGATAACTCCCTAATAATTTCTACTCCATCTTCATAAAACTCCCTTAATTCTTCCGGAGTGACAAAATGCTGGTTGTTATTAGACTTGTATTGTTTTTTGTATTCTTCACGGAGGTTTTCTTCTAGTAATTCAGAAGTGTTAATTCGATCTGCTTCAGCTCCACTTTTTTCATAAAATGTAGTTAAGTAATGTTGAAGTGTTTCATGGAATGCTGTTCCAAAAACAGTATGGATTGAGGAAGTAAATTGTTTATACCCTTCTCTATATTGTAGTGACCATTTTTTAGGGCATTCATTAAACATGGAAAGTTGAGAGTATGAAATAGATTTTTGGGTTGCATAATCTATTTGTGGTAAAACCTTAGTTTTTATTTCTTTTAATACAGAAGGTAACTTTTTTTTCATTACCTAAAGATATAAAAAATTTTTTATTTTGCCAAAGAAAAAGAAAACCCCCACGATAGCGACGTTGGGGGTTTCGCCGTTACAGTTTTGTAACGGTCCTAAATATTATTTTTCAGGAACTAATCTTTTAAGATCTTCAGCATCTAAAGTAATTTGGATATAGTCTGCTATGGCTTCATACGTAGCTGATGAGCTATTGTTATTTAGGTATCTAAAGATTTTAGGGGCTTCTTCTTCGAAGAATATTTCTTCATTATTGTATTGGTCGCCTAAATCATACCCATCTTCATCAGGTTCATAAACTACTGAGAATGATACTTGGCCATTATCCTCAATGCTTCCGTAGTATTCGCCAGAGTTTGAATGTAATGTAACTCCTTTTCCATCAGAGTCATATTCTAGATACGCATTATCTTTATAATCCTCATTTAATTCAGCGGCATATTTGCTTTCAGTGATAATGCCAGCTAACATTTGCATGCGAAATAGTTCTTTATTCATTTTACTTTATAATACCAGCTCTAACTTGGAGCATTCTACGTTCAGCTAATTGTTCTTCAGAGGCACCTACGATCATATCATAATCACTCATAGATAATACTTTTCCAGCTTCACTCATTTTAATTATGTTTTCAGCTACATCATGGAGGTCCATGTCATTCTTAGCATCTTCTCTAGCATATTCGAGTAAACGAATAAATAAAGGGACATCTACTTTGATTATATCTCGAGGATTCATCTTATTATCGTTTAACGTTTTTCCACATAGCAGCAGCTGCTATTTTTTGGCCTTTTTCTCCTCCACCGGCAGCTTTAGCTACATCTTCAAACCCTTTTCCTTTTTTACCAATATCTTCTCCAGCTTTTGCTTTTTTAACTACTGCTGATTTTTGTTTTGCAGATAAACCAGCTGAAGGTTTTTTATCTTCTCTTAGCTTGCTTAGTAAAGCATCCAATTCTTCTGGGTTGTTAGTAAAGTAATTTTCTCCACCTTCACCTTTAAGGCTGCTTTTAAGTTGCATAGCAATATTTCTTGGTCCTTCAGGTGAAAGGAGGTAATTAGCTAGTTCAATCATTTCATCATTTCCAGCTTGGGAAAATTCAAATACTTTAAGGATTTTATCTATAGTAGCCCCTACGTTTTCATTTACTTCAGCTTCATATACTTGATTAGCATCTGTTTCTTCATGAGATGGTGCTTCAGGCATATCGTCTTTAGATTCATATACATCTGGGTCTTTATCTTCTTCTAGGTCTTGCTCTCTATTTTCAAATTTATTTAAATAGCGCTCACCTAAAAAATGTTCAAATGCATCTTCATATGATTCTTTTACACGACCCTCAAATGGGTTATTGATTGCTCCAATTCCTACAATCCCTCCAGCAACATAGTGTTCATTTAATGAATCTTTTTCTGTGTTTTGAGATAGCTCTTCAAGTTTAATTCGATATTCACCTTCAGTAATAATACCTGAAAGCATTTGTAAGCGTAGTTGTTCTTTATCCATTTGAGTATTTTATTATAAATATTATAGGTTTTTTGCTTCGCGCAATATTTGTAGAGTTTTTTGCATGTATAGCAAATCATCCATTTTTTCCTGGATGCTATGTTCAAGCCAATCCTCTAAAGATAAATCATTACGATCCATATTAGTACCGTATTTTTGTTTACCAACAGTAGCTCTTGAAACAAATTGATCAATGATTGAATCAACAATTGAATCTGTAACCTTAATTTCTCTAGTCATTGTTTTAATAACTTATTAATTTCTTTTTCTTCTATTCCCATATCATATAACACTCTTCGAGTGCCATGTTCACGTAAAATATCAATGTACTCTTCAGCTTCGCCTAAACTGCATTCAAAATGTTTTGCTACGTGCTCTACCAAAGTAGCAGGCTTTCTCTTTATTCTTGATTTAACGTATTTCAAGAACGTTTTAGTTTTTGGAATCATCTCTCTATAAATTTGATATGTTTGTTGTTTGTTCTCGTATGGTAGAGTTTGAACAAAATTAGCTAATTCAACATAATTTATATTCATAGATACATATCGATGTATCATGTAGGAGTTCCATTTCTCCCATGATTCTTCCGAAATATTTTCAATAGGAGTTTTATAGAGGGTGATTTCATTTAACCACCCCCATATATCTTTTATTTGTTTTTTAGACATTCAAAGTAATATCTTTATATTCCTCACGAATTTCTTTAGGAAGTGAATCAGGTAAAATTTTCTTTGATTCTAAATCATAAAAAACAGGTACAGGAATAAGCATATCTTCATCTGATCCTACAAGGAATTTGGATACTTTTCGGATGATTACTGCTTGTCCAAATAATTTACCCCCATTATCTCCTTCAACTGGGGTTGTGTTTTGGAAGTCGATGTTTAATTGTGGTTTTTCCATTTTATTTATTTTGATTGTTTATTTTTTCTTTTCTATATTCATAAAAGTCATGAATGAATCCTGCTGCTACTATTATATTCATTCCAAAAGACATTAATATTTCATGTAAATCAGCATATATCGATGTCATCAAATGAATGTGTCCAACTGTCCAAAAAGGTACAGATAGGTTACTTGATACCCACGAAAGAGTATATTTTAAAAAGTGCTTCATATTACTTCTATAATCTTTGCGATTGCAGACATTATATTAATTTCTTTATCTATTCTAAAATTAGCTTGATGTAAATGTTCATTTAATATTATTGCAACAGAGCCTTCTTTGCCTGGGGCGTATTTTGAGGAGTGTTCAAATAATGAGCGGTATAGTTCTTCAAAGTCTTTAATATTTGAATCTGCTATAATTTGTCTAATAGTGAGCCATTTCTTATCACCCATTAATTCTTTTAATACTTCTTTAATGTAATTATTTGAAGTTAAAACAGTTTTATCTAATTGAACATGATCATCTTTTATAGACATTTGGATTACATTTAACATTTTCCTCATATCAGGATAATATTGAATAATAAGTGTCTTAAGATCTTCAGGTTGATAAGATAAACTTAATTGATCTGCTAATATCCAAGTTAAATGATTATAAACATCTTTTTTAGTTGGGGGTACAATTTTAAGTACTTGACAACGTGATTGAAGTGGATCAATTATACGTTCAACAAAATTACAAGTTAATATAAAACGTGTTGAGCGAGAAAATGTTTCAATTACGTTTCGTAAAGCCGCTTGCCCTTGAATAGTAATAAAATCGGCCTCATCTAGTATTACTACTTTAACTCCTTTCCAAGATGCAGCACTAGCAAATCCTTTTACTTTTTCTCGAATTGTATCAATTCCATTTTCATCTGAAGCATTGATGTAAAGGTAGTCGCAGTCTAAGTTTTTAACTATAATTTTAGCTAATGTAGTTTTACCTGTACCTGCGGGTCCATAAAAAATAAAGTTTTGAATATCACCCTGGTCAAGGTATTTTTGGATTATATCTTTAACATTTTCATTACCTACATAATGTTTTAATTCAGTAGGACGAAAACGTTCTACATATAATGTGTTTTCTTTCATAACCTTAATATACTAAAAACTTTTATTAAAACAAATTTATTTTATAATACCTGCTCGAACTTGAAAAGCACGCTTGAGTTTACGTTCAAATAATCTGTTTGTAATATTTTGTACTTTTTGTTGAATAGCACTTCTTTCTTTACCACTTTTAAATCCTGATATTTGAATTATAGCATTGTCAGGGTTTTGTTTAGAAATTACTACTTTAACTTTTAAATCTGAGGCTCCTGGTTTTAGTTCGGGGACTTTAGATTCTAGGTCATCCTTTAAATCTTCAGCATCTCCTACGCTTAATGGGTCTCCTTCAGGTGTGTTAGTAATATTGTATGAAGGAATAGCAGTTTTTACTGGTTCTTTAGTTTTAGGTTCAGAAGGTGTTTCGTCTTTTGCTTCTACTGGTTTGATGGTGAAGTCACTTATTCCAGCATTTTTCATTACTGTTCTAAGTACTTTTTCCAAAGTTTCATCATTAGGAACAGTTTTATTATCTTTTCTAGGGAACACTATTAATCCATCCTCTTCAACCCATTTTAATATATCTGATTTTTGGGTGATGTCTAAGATAATTGGGATCATAGCTTCAATACTAGATTGAGGATAAAATACTTTCCAATCAGTAGCTTCTTTTGGTAACTCATCAAAACTTAAATTTTCCCACCCTGTAATATCTAAGCCAGTTCTTGATTGGATATCTTTAGCTTTTTTAAGTTTCCACTCGGCATCAGATGAATTCCATTCTTTTCTATTAGCTGGGGTTTTCATGTTAGGGCCTCCACCTGGTCCAAATGCTTTTTGGATTATAGGGTTAATTGATGGGTCAGCTTGCCTTTGGTAAGTTACGTACTGGCCATATCCGGCATCTTTGTAGTTATTTAGGTCTTCTAAAGCAGCCTCAACTTGTTCTATCGGGGTTTCTTTAGTAAATAAAGCTACATTTTTTACTCGTCTAAGACCTTTAGAATTGTCTTGGTCTTGATCTTCGTTTTCAAATAAAAAGTCTAATAATCTCATAATTATAAATATCTAAAAAAATAGGACCCATTACATCGGGTCCCCGTAAATATTAAAACGTTTAACTGGTTCCGGTTGAATTTCTTTTTCTTCACTTTTTATAACATAAAGTTTACTATCTAAAGGAGCTAAGCGAAATTCTGCTTTTTCTTGATATTTATCAAACCATGCTTCTAAAACATCGGTAAGTGACTTATGAATAACTTTATTACTATCATTCACAAGCACCCACTGATCTCCAGGGGGTACTCGTGTTGCTATAAGTTCGTGGTATTCTACTTTTTCTGTTTTCATATTACATCATTCCCATCATTGATGGATCAAAACCACCGTCTGATTTTTTGTCTTCTGGTTTGTCTACTACTGTGCATTCTGTTAATAGGATTGTACCTGCAATTGAAGAAGCGTTTAATAAAGCGTTTTTGGTAACTTTATGTGGATCGATGATACCTTCTTCTTTCATGTTAACGATAGTTTCTGTTTTAAGGTTAAAACCACTCCATACTCCATCTTGTTTTCCGATTTGTAAATTGATTGGGTACATATCTCTTTCAGCATATCCTGCATTTGATAAAATAACCTCAAATGGTTTACCACATGCTCTATAAACTAATGTTTTACCATATTTAAAATCTTCTGATTCTGATTTTTTATATGTAATTCCTTCACGGGCGTGTAATAAAGCAGCTCCACCACCTGGTACGATACCATCTTCTAAAGCACATTGTGTAGCGTGTAAAGCATCATCAACGCGGTCTTTTTTCTCTTTCATTTCGGTTTCAGTACTTCCACCTACATGAACTAAAGCTACTCCACCTACAAACTTAGATAAACGCTCTTGTAATTTTTCCATTTCAAATGGTGTTTGAGCATTTTCAATTTGCTTAGTAAGAGATTCTACTCGTTCAGAAATAGCATCTTCAGTACCTTTTCCATCAACAATAGTAGTTTTTTCTTTAGTTACCGTTACTGTTTGGGCTTGCCCTAACCAGGCAAAATCAAACTTGTCTAATTTCATTCCTTTATCCTTATCAAATACTTTACCACCTGTTAAAACAGCAATATCTTCAAGGATTAATTTTCTACGTTCACCAAAATCAGGAGCTTTAACAGCACATACTTTAAGTGTACCTCTCATTTTATTTACAATTAATGCTGCTAATGCTTCACCATCAATATCTTCAGCAATAATGAGTAATGATTTTCCTTTTTGGGCTACACCTTCTAAGATGTGAACCAATTCTTTTACAGGATTAAATCTATGATCTGCTATTAAAATATAAACATCATTTAAAGTAGCAGACATATTATTATTATTAGTAACAAAATATGGAGATTTATAACCTCTATCAAATTGCATACCTTCAACTACTTCAAGATATGTTTCGTCTGTTTTTGATTCTTCAATATAAACTACACCTTCACGTCCTACTTTTTCCATAGCACGAGAAATTAATTTACCTACTTCAGGGTCATTATTTGCTGAGATAGTAGCAATTTGTTCTAGTTGTTCTTCAGATGATATTTTTTCTGAGTTGGATTTAAGTGTGGATAATACTTCTTTTACTCCAGCATCAATTCCACGTTTAATTTCAACTGCATTTGCTCCTTCATTTAGTTTGGAGATTCCACCTACAACTAATTCACGGGCTAATAATGTTGAAGTTGTTGTACCATCTCCAGCATGGTCAGCTGTTTTAACAGCCGCTTGTTTTACCATTTGTGCTCCTAAGTCTTCAATTGGATCCTCTAAAGATGCAATTTGCTTTGCAACACTTACACCATCTTTAGTTGATACAACCATTCCATTTTCTATATAAACAACATTTCGCCCATTAGGACCTAATGTTGCTACTACAGCATCTGCTAAAGTATTAATACCTTTAACTAGTTTTTTACGAGCGTCAGCTCCAAATTCAATTTTCTTACTCATTTTCTTCTTTATTTACTCGTGCTAAAATTTCTCTTTCTTTTCCAATATAATATTCATCACCGTTGAATTGTAACCTAGAAAATCCCATTGTTGGTAAGATTACAATATCTCCTATTTTTACTTGGGTTGAAATAAACCCAATACCTGCATATTCTGATCCAGGGCCTACGGCTACTACTTCTCCTTGTTCGTTTCTATCTTTACCAGCATCTGGTATAAAGATAGATCCATACATTGTTTCTTCTAATTCTAGTGGTTTAACGATAACTGCATCAAACAGTGCTTCTAATTTACTCATATTTCTACTTTATTTAACATTGATTCAATTCCCTCTTTAACATTATTCCAGGTACTAATATACCCTTGAATAGTTTCATATTCACCTTGATTTTGATAAAATTTTTCTTTAGCAATGCGACCTAAGGCATTTTTAAAACTTGTGTAATACCCTATAACATTTTCTCTTTCTTTACCAGAAGCTTCAGCTCCTCTAAATCCTTTTTCAGCAATCTTTTTTTCCATTACTGTAAAGTTAGATGCATCTTTTACAATGTAAAAAGGCTCAATTGCGGGGTCTTTAATAGTACAATAATTGGATTGTGTGTCATTTTCATCCTTAGCAGGACGACCTTTACTTTTTGTTTCTTTCATAACTGAATTTAAATTTATAACTATAATATACTAAAACTATTTTAGATTTCCAAATCTTGTTATAAATATTAAAAGGCACTCTCTTCTTTGCGTACCATATAATATTCACATGTTGTGCCCTCTGATTTAAATTCTAATTTCATTAAACCTTGGTAGCTTAAAAATATAAAGCCTTCCTCTAAATCTTTATTTTCTTTTAAGATATTTCTAAACATATCTGAATTGAATGGTATTTCAACTTTTTCAGGTTGGATTTTACCGTACATCTGGTATGTAATTTTGTTGTTATGGCCTTGTTCATCTCCAAATGTAAATACACACATGTTATCTCCTTGCATATCAACATCAACTTTAACAGTCATTGATCCTATTCCTGTTAGAGCATTTTTTGCTTTAACTAGATTATCAACATACTCTTTTTCTAAAGGTAAAACAGCATCCCATTCAGGTTCTGTAACGGAACCTACTTTCCCAATCAACAAAGGGTCTGCTAAAGCATATGTTAAGTTAAAGGCACTATCCGCAAAATGTAATTTAGTGTAAACATTTTTACCTTTTTCTAGGGTAAACATTAAGTCGCCTGAGGTGATTCCTAACAGGTTTAGGAATTTCTTTGTATCAAAGATTGCTAATTCACTATCCTCTATATCAAAATTTTGATGTACAATTTTACCTATAACTTCTTTGTTTACAGACATAAAGTTAATAGTAAGTGTTTTATCTTTGATTTTCCACTTGACGGATTCGTTTTCGCCTAAGTAGTACTTGTTTATAACTGATTGTAAAATTAATTTATTTACCATGTGTTAAATGTATGAAATATTTTTTAAGTATCCTAGTTGAAATTAAAGAATTTTGCTTTAAACGGGTTCAAATTTAATACCCACCCAATGTCATTGTATACGCCTTCCAACTTGTTTCTAATTACACTATCAAACAAACCATCACGATCAATATACTTATTAATTAAATCTGTTACCTCAGATGGATCGTTATATCCGTTATACCCCATTACTTCTATTTGGTATGGGTTTGGTTTTAAAATAGCAATATACATTTTATCTCCAATTGTAAATTCGGGATACTTTACATGAAGGTTTTTATGTCGTAAATAGTCATTGTAAATAATAGCTGCTTTTGTATTAACAGGACATTTTAATTTTAATTTAGAGAATAACTCACCAGGCATAGGTTTACGCTCAATATATTCACCCATTTTCTTTAATCCAGTTGGTTTAAGTAATTTAATCCACTCTACAGTTTGAATTGAGTTTTTAAAGTCCATTACATCCTTATCTATTTCTTCTTTTGATTTACTAAATAAGATGTTTTTGATAAGCTGTTCTCCAAAGTTTCTAAAGTAAGGGGGGAAATTAGATTTCATAATATCCAATCCTTTCATTTCAAGTTCCTCAATTGGTACCCCCTCTTTATTTACAATATACATAGCATAACGACGTTTACCGGACCAATATGCTTTTTCAGCAATTACTTCTTGTTTTAATTCAAAATAATGCTTGCCATGCATATTAAATAAATCTTGAGTAATATTATTTAAATTAGCATTTGCTACTGTTTGAAGTTCACTTGTTAATGTTAATAATCGTTTAATTTTTTCTTCACGATCATTATAATCTAAATCAGGATTGCGTTTTTTAAGTAAATCCGTTAACTCCATATAAAGTGAATCTGTATCTGAAGCGATAACAAATGTTTTAGGGTCAATTTCAAGTTGGTCTGATATATATTGGTTTACAAAAGTGATTGATTCTTTGGTTAGGCGTTGGCCACTGTTTGTAATTGCTGCAGAACATATTTTAAATCCATCAGTAAAGCGCCATGAATTAATTGCATATGTACCGTATAAAGCGTTTTGTAAGATTTTAAATGCCATTTGGTACAAATCATATAATTTATAGTTTGCCCAATCTTCTGCTTTACCTGCTTTTTTCTTAAGTGCTCTATAATGCTCTCGTTTTCCAAACCAATCTTCTAATACTTCACAAGCAATACTTTTTTTACTTGTTGTAAAAAATGCTCCACTAGCAGATATGGTCCACTCATTATCTTCTATAAGTCTAATAAGAGCACCTATTGTTATATTTGCATCTTTTAATTTATAAGAATATTTATTTAATCTTTGTATGTGGATTTTTTCTTCAGGGTCACGTTGTTTTAATTGTTCAAGTGAATTATATTGCTCATAATTAGTTTTAGTAACAATTCTACCCATTAACGTTTCAACACCTAAATTCAATGATTTAATAATTGAAGGATATAGTGAGGTAAAGTCAAGGTCACTTACATCTGAGTATAATCCAGGTATAGGGTCAAGTAGGTAGCCTCCAGCGTATGAGTCTTTTTTCTTAATAGTTTTAGGGTTTCGAGCAATGTACTTCCCAGCTGCTGTTTTAACTATAACTTGATTTTCTTCAAAACTATAAACAATACCTTCAACGGTTGGAGTACCTCGTTGTTGCATAACAGGATCACCTAATTCTAATTCTCTAATTAAAGGGTTAGTAGTAGTTGGTTTGTTAGGTGCAATTATATTTTTACGTTTTAAATACGTTAAAATAGCACCTTCATTCAATGCTGTATTGTAGTAGATAGATTCGTAAGGTGTATGGCATAGGTGGGAAATTAAAATAGTTAATTCAATAAACTTTTGTTTTTCCTCTAACGCCTCTATAATCTCAACATCTCGAATATTATAATCTATAAATTTATTTGGATCTTCTTTAAATAAGGTATCTAAATTACCATTATATTCAATTTTACCTAATTTAGCATATTTAGTTCCAATATCACCTAACTTATATGATGGTTCTTCCTTCATAATATATTTACGAAGCAAATGCATATAGTCTAAGCTATTAACTAACCCAATACGAATCGGCGAATTTGGTTGAGATGGTACTTCTTCAACTTTACCCACAGGAGATAACCGATTTACCGCATCTCCTAAACGTTTTTTAATTCTGTAATATAAATATGGAATATCAAAGAAATCACTGTTATAACCTACAACAATAGTAGGGTCCATTTGTTCCCACTTGCTTAAAAATTTATTTAATAAAGTGTTTTCATCAGGACAAGGTACAACTTTTTTACCCTCTGAATCAATTTCTTCAATGTTATTTGCTTTATCTAAAATAAAGCATATTTTTTCTTTAGTAGAGGTATCAATTAAAGCAATTGCTGTTATTTCAGCATTTGCTTCTTTAATTGTTTGGGGTGTAAGTGCACCTAAAATTTCAATCTCAATATCTAAATAAACTGTATTATGGTAAGATGGCATTTCATCGGTTTCGGAATATAAATCTCTTAGTAATACAATTTCACGATCAATATCTTTTTCTAAGATAGTAGGATCTTTTCTATCGTATTTACCTTGAAGAGCAGAACATCTATCACCAAATAATGTTTCAAATTCACCATCTTCATCAAGTTTATAAACAGTGGGCCAATATTGGAATTTATGTATTCCTTTTTTATCATCCCGTAGAAAATAATGCCATTGATCTTCTCCAGGTAATCTATTATAGAAAACCGATTGGTACATAACTTTTATTTAAATTTTTATTTAAAGAACTTACTTAGATCAGGTCTGAAGTAGTTAATATTTTTCATAACTTTTCTATCGCGTGTTCTATAGACGATAAAATATTTATTAACCTGTTCATAGTGACATGGTTCCTTTTGCTCTGCGGAACGTACTCTAACGGTTTCTTGTGCCTCTTCTTCACTAATGCAAGCTTTACTAAGATTCGATGCTTGTACTTCTTGATATGCGGGCCATACTTTATCCTTAAGACCATGTAACATAGTGCCGTTACCAAGCGAAACGTAGGTAATGTCACATAAAGCATCAAGCACTTCAACAATATTGTTTGTCTCACAAGCATGTTTATATTCCTCGAGTTCTTCCAAAATAAAATTATAGACAAACATCCACTCCTTCTCGTCGGGAATGACCGGGTTATAATTATTGGGTTTTCCCATCACTGCATTGAATTCTTCAACTTCTGATATAAATGGTGTGTATGTTTCTTTTAGGTCATTGATTTCTTTATTTAATCTATTCCATTCTTGGATTACATCATTTCCAAATTCAATTTTAGACATTACAGAAAGATCTATTGCTTGGCCTTTTAGTAGTTCGATTAATTCTTCTTGTTTTTGTTCTAGTAGTGTCATATTAAATAGAGGTTGAAGGGTCAATTAATTTTAATGCTTGAAGAGTTTCAAGTTTATCTTCAGCTTCAGCTAATTGAGCTACAAACTTATCCATTTCTTCTAAATGTTGAGGATGTTCTCCAATACCAACTGAACTTGTAAAATAAATTGCTAATGTTGCTTTTGCTTCTGCAATTTGGGCTATGTATTTTGACTCTAAAGCCTCATAGAGTAATTGTGTTTTGTCCATAATTTTTATTTTAAATAATCTTGTATTGTTTTTGAATCTTTTTCTTCCCATGGGTATACAATCCAATCATCTGAAAAGAATTTATTAGCTGAAAAATCTGGGTTGAAGTTAGATGTGTATGGTTTAAAATGTAAGCAGGCAAATATAGAGTGGGGGTATTTAAGAAAAAATTCTTTGAATGTTTCTCCACTATCACAAATATCATCTACAATCAAAACATTTTGTCGGGCTAATTCTTGGGTCATTGGGATGCCTAACTTATGTGAAAGCATTACAGCAGGTATAAGTCCTCCTCGTTGTAAACCAAATATGTACTCTATTTGGATTCCTGATTGTGCAATTTGTTGTGCTAAGAGATCAACTAGTTCTTCTATCTCTTCCCAGCTATAGAATAATTTAGATTTGGTGTCCACCATTATTAACTTTTAATGAATCAAAGAATTCTATACGAGCTTGGTTGCTATTTTCCATAAACACACCGGATGCTTTAGTTGTAACCATTGAAGCACCTTGATGTTTTACGCCACGGCAAGATACACAATTGTGAGTTGCTACTACAGTCACAATAACACCTTTATTACCTTCACATACTTTATCTACAGCATTATGAATAGCAGATGTTAATTGTTCTTGGATTGCTCCTCTACGACCAAATAATTCTACAATTCTATTTAATTTAGATAAACCAATTACTTGTCCTTCTTTACCAACTACATAACCAATATGTACAACTCCTCCAATTGTTTGGTGATGATGGGAACACATTGAAGTTAACGGAATGTTACGTTCAATAACAATACCATCATACCCATCTGAGGGGAATGAAGTAATATCTGACATGGCATTATAGCGGCCTGCAAATAAATCAAATACATAAGCTTTAGCTACACGGCGAGGCGTTTCCATTGAGTTAGGGTCATTTTTCCAATCAACTCCTAAAGCATCTAAAAATTGTCCATAAGCTTTTTCAGCTTCATCTACCATATCCCATTTTTCTTTTTCAGTAAGGGGAAATCCAGGTGCAACTCCATTTGCAAAACCTACTTTAACACACTCTAGATCAGTGTGGTTTTTTCTACGTTTATTTTCTGTCATATAACTTTGAATTGTTTTTAGATGAATATAAAAAGGCCCCTTAAAGGGGCCAAATTATTTTTCAAAAAACATTGATTTTTTTAGAATGGATCAACAGTTAATGTTGGGCTACCACCAGCAAAGAAGTTTGGTTGATTTACTGTTACAACAGATGAAGTATAAGTATAAATCAATTGGGCTGGGCTGACGATGTTTCCTGAGTTATCTATTATTTGGGTAAATAATTTAAAATCATTATTTCTAGGGTCAGCGGAGTTAGCTATTAAGTTAGGGAACACCATATTAACATTATACCAATATGATTGGTAGCTATACCCTATGTTATAATTTACCCCTCCAGAATATGGCATAGAAGGTATAAGTGATGATGAACATACTGTACCTCCTAAATTAGGTAAAATGGTCCAACCTGTAGGAGAACCAACGGATGGGACAAATGGGATAGTTTGGGCAGAATATAATGGTAAAGTTGCACCGAAAAATCCTCCTGATCCTGAATAGAATGTAGGTGCGGTTACTGATCCTGTTAGTAATCTAGTATTTCCCCAAGGTTGGGTGTATTTTGATGAGTTATTATTAGTTTGGGAAACAGTGTTAGGTGGAAGTGAAGCAAAGCTAGAAGAATTAAATGAATCTAAAATAGCAGTTGGGTGGCCTTTGTACTTATTATACCCATAACAATCAGTACATCCACCAAAATTTAAACAATCCGCTACTTCAGGCATTGGTATTGTTATAGACCAGAATCCAGATGGATTGTTTTCAACAAACACTATACTAGGATAAGCAGTTCTATGAATGTAAAATGTCAGGGGAACATTAGGATCACCACAAACACTGTTAGGAGTTACAGATCGAGGTACTATTAACTTATACCCAGCATAATATCTGTAATTAGTACAATCTGTTACTATAGGGCCTACATTGTTAATTAGAATTGCTTCTTGATTTAATAATTCATTCTTATAATGAAGATAATCAACAGCATTGTCAAAAGTCATATATATTTGACCTAAAACAGCTCCATTAGATGCAAATCCATTAGCAGGAACATTAGTTTTATCAAATGTTATAGTTGCTGGTTTAGGAATATCACATGCATTAGCTAAATATGTTGTAAATACGTTACACTGTGTTCCACCATCTAGAGAAATATAGTTCCAAGGGTGGTAGGTTTGATTAGGGCTACTTGAACCATAATAAGAAATATAATCTAAATCTGAAGAATATGCAAAGCATCCTGAAGCATTTACTATTAATCTTTGGTTAAGGCATGGGTTTTGTGATGCTAATACTCTGTCAAGGTTAATAGAGGTTATTTTTCTTGGTGGGTTGCTGTCAAATGTACAATCTTCACAATCAAATTTATCCAAACATTGCATTTTTAATTGCCAACTTGTTTGTGGATTTGTTGGGTTTGGAGTAATTATAATTTCTAATTGGTCAGTAGCTGTTCTTTCTAATCCTGTTAAGCTAAGTACTCTTTTAAGACCACCACCATAATCTACTGATGTTTTAGGGTAAACACCACTTGTGAAAGATTGACTGTAGTATAAATTACTAGCTGTTACTGCTGGGAATGCTAAATTTACATCACTTCCTATGTTTATGTTTTCTAAATAAATTGGCCCTGAATATAATGTTGGGTTAGTAGTAGCTGATGGGTTACCAGATTTAAATTTAATGATTAAATTATCATAAATGTTATAACCAGTGAATTGGTAAGCAAAATGGATAGTAGATAATGATAAATCATAAGTTGCTGATATAGGGGGAACGGCAACTCCATTACCAGTTGCTGTTAAGCTTACTTGGTGGGTATAAGGTAAAGGGAATGTTCCATTATCACATTTAAATGCTGAGACTACTGCTGTTTCAAAACAACTGTCAAATGGAATATTTACTCCATTACCTGATCCACTTACACTGCTATAAGTAGTTCCATTTATGATAACATCATGGATTATCCCTTCATAATTTCCTGCTACTACCATAGGAGCAGTATTAGCAGCTATAGTTAATGGGTGAGGGAATTGGTAATTAAAAGTAGAACCAAACCCTGTTGTAATAGCTGGGGCTGAGTAGTCACCATTTAAGTACCATCCTATGACATAATCTGTAACTGTTCCGCATGTACTGATTAAGTTGCCAGCAATAATTCGTCCTACTGTAGTAGGATCATATGTATCAAATTCAATCCCACATTCAGTACACCAACTAGTGCAATCACTAATGTCAATGAGAGAATAACAACATTCAGTAGTAATAGCACCCGCAGCTATATCATCTGGGTTGAAGATTGAAGCTACACTCATTTGATTTACACATTGGTCTACTATTAATAGTTGTGTAGCATTGTTGGGAATACCATTAACAGTATAAGGGCATGTTCCTGTTGGTGGAGGAAATAATGCTGATAACGGGATGTTAGTAGCTATAGGGGTAGTAAAACCATCAGCATTAGTGTATACTGAGAAACTACCTAATCCACCATTTGAAAGGTTAGTAGGGTCAAAGTTGGTTGATAGCGGGTCTAAACAGATAGTGTAGTTCATGTTTTTGTTTTTTTATTTTTTATATTAACAATTATTGTGGTGGGTAGTAAGACCAACTTGCCAGTAAGTTGAACCACTACACGCTAATGTTTTAGTGTCATTACTTCCCGATGTTGTAATGTAATTTATTTCATCTACAATAGTCATAGGTTCTGATGGCGTCCAAGCTGTTGTCCATGCTTTAACTCCTAATTCTGAAGCTACATGGTCTATACGGCAAGATAATCCCATACTAGAAGCAATAATAGTACCTGCAGGAGCACATACTCCTGGTGCTGGGCATCCATCACCTGCAAAATTTAAACCTATAACTTTCCATGTTCCTGAAAAATTAGCTATTAATGTAGATCCTGAATCTCCTGCCCATATAGGGAATGGGCACACAGTTGCTGATCCTCCAGCTACTGGTGGGGTATAAGATGCACTGTTAAATGGTTTAACAAATTTAAGTAAATCTGTAAATAATGCTGGTGTGCTTACACCTTGTAATGGGTATGATACAGGCCCTGCAAAATAACCAAAGAATCTTATTGGGCATAAAGTAGTTGGAGATCCTTTAACACCTGTAGATCTTCCAGAGCTGTAAAGTTCTGGGTTAGTAGCTAATAAGTTATTAATTTCTGCAGTAGATGCAAAAGGCATTGCTGGAAGGTATGGTAAACCATGTTGTTGCCATGATGAGCTATTTGCTACTCCAACATTATCACTTCCTGAGCAATAGATAGAGAATATAGCTCCATCTACTCTATTAATTTTAGTAGGTGTAGCTGTAGTAGTAGTAGTACTGTATAAAGGCACATATCTAATTACTCTTCCTATATTATCCGTGCTAGTTACTGGTTGTGCTGAAAATTCTCCACTTTGATATACTAATTCTGTATATGAACTAGGAGGAGTGTTATTTCCGTTTCCATCTACTAAATCAAATTCATTTTGAGGGTTAGTGTATGTTCTTTCATTAGTGTAAAAAGCATCTCTAATTACTACGTGGTTGTTAGTTAAACCAACTAAAGCATTAGTAGCTGTATCTTGACAAACTAGCCCCATAGTACCTACTGATCCTGCGGCTGCAAATGGTGTTGAGTGGGAAGTAGAAGTAATAGAAATTCCTCCTTTTATAGGTCTCATTCTATTTCTATTCGTTGGAGATTGAACAGTAGCCGAAAAAGGACCAGCTCCAGCCCAATACCAAGGTAATTCCCCTTGATAGCAAGAAGAATCGCAAGCCATAGCCGTTGGGGATCCAGCCTCTAAAAGTATTTGAGTATCTAATGCACCGTTACCTGATCCTGAAAGGCGAACTAGTTTGTAATCATTTATAAAACTAGCAATAGAGCTGGAGGTTGTTGATCCAGAATCTAAATATGATGCTGCAGGGATTGTAAGAAATAATGAAGCTGTTCCTGTGAATTGAACATATTCGTCCCATAAAGCATATGCTCCAGCTAAGGATCCAGTTTTAGACCCACTATATCGCAATTTTATACCATATCCTACAGTTGTTCCTTCAAGTCCTTTATCTATAGTGTCTAAGGACATAGAGATTAAAAATTCTCTTACACTATCATTATAATCAAAATAATCTGCCATTTTTTTATTTTTTTATTTTTTTATTTTTTATTTTTTATGAGCATGTTTTAGTAGTGAATGACACATACATTGTATGAATAGCATTACAGTCCTCACAATTTTCGTATACAGTATTATTTGTAAAATAATTACCCTCGTGATAAATAGTAGCATTGATTGTAGGGTTGTAATTTATTTCTTCAACAAATTGCCAACATCTATCATCTGCATCTTTTTGGATTTCTCCTGGGGTGGTTGTAGCTCCTGCTTCTGTTTGGATAAGAATATCTGACCCGCCACATTCTTGGAAGATATAATATGCTGGGTATTCATAACATAAGCCTGTAAGAGGGTTAATTAAACCTTGAAGTATGTTTTGGTTTGATGCTAAGTTGTTATAAAAACATGATGTTGGAACTGCTGTATTTATAGAGCTATTCCAAGCACCTACACCTGGGGTTGTAGTAACTGATGTTGCATCGTTATAAAGGGTTTCAGATAAGTTTTTAGTTATCCAAACTTGGTTTCCTATAACAATACCATCATATATAGTTCCATCATTTCCTACATATGCTCCAAAAATAGTATTTCCGTTAGTTTCACCTGCAACCGCTGGTCGAACTAAGCGGATTGAGCATCCGTAATTTTTAGTGTAAATATTTCTATAAACTTCATCAGTCCAATGTTTTAATTCACGAGTAGCTAATTTAGTGATGTTTGAAGCTGGAGGAATAGGTAATGAGTTAGCACTCCACCAAACACCGTCTAATCCTAGACCGCTAAATGTTCCTGAATTGTCTCGTTTTCCACCAGCAACTCCAGACCAACCACTGTTATTTGCATCTGTTTGGGCGCCAACATTTGGAAGTTCCCAACAAGTAGCATTTGTATCTCTAGTATAATCTTTCATCTTACCACCAACAGCTACATCTAAACTTCCAGTAATAAGCACGTTAGCAGGTGCTGTTCCTCCATTTAAATATGTTACAAGCGCGTTCCACTCAGTTTCTGATGGTACCACCCAAGTATTGTTAGCAGTTAAGTTATCATTAACTATACCACCAGGGCCACGGCCTTGAAGTGTATATCCTCCTCTATCTAAAACGTATCCATTATATAATGTACCATTAGTACATTCAATACAATCACCACAAGGAATCGCACTTCCTGAAGCCATACAATCGTCACATGGAGAAGGTCCTAAAGGGTCAGTTCCTGGGGGGCATGATGCTGTGATAGGCACTGTTGAGAAGTTGTAAATTATGTCAGTTGATGATTGCCAGAAAATATTTAAATCATCTAAGCTATTAGCATGTGAAATTTCTGTAGCTGTATTATCAAAGATAAATCCTGCAAACCCTGCATAACTTCCAAATTCATCTTTAGCTTCTAATGTCATAACATTACAACCAGCAGGAAGAGTAATTGGGAATACATGCCAACAATGGTATGTGTATTGGGTACCAACAGGAGATAAATTAGAATTTATATTTGGATTTATACCTGCAGTACGAGAATTTATATGTTGAACATTAAAGTTACTTAATACAGTTTGGTTACTTATAGATACAAGATCACTACCATTTAATCTAAGTCTAAATACATCATCTCCTATTAATGCAGCATACATTGTTTTTGAAGATGTAACATCTAGGAATGACCCTCCTCCCATCCATGTTTGTGATAAATTAATATCAGCCATGTTATTATTAGCCAAGTTGTTTGAAGGATTCATACCATTATTAGTCCACCCTGTTGTACGCCAGAAACTAGCACTTAATATATCAAAAGTGAACTGAGTGTTGAATACATTAGGGTCACCAAATAATGGTGATTGGTTCCCAGGAAGGAGTGATGAAGGAGATATCCCAGAAGTGTTATATTGATGATAAAGCACTGCTCTACCCCATCCCCATGCTGAGCATTGTGTAGGGGTTGTAGCAAATGTTTGTCCTGTAACAATTTTTGGTACAGCTATTGATCCTGTTTCTACACAAACTGATCCACTTAAGTAATACCCCTCAGGACATATACAAGAATATTCAATATCATCAAAGCAATATGCTGATCCTGTTATGGTACAATCATCTGGTTGTGGTGGGCATTCTAATAATGTTACACAAATGTTGTCTATTGAAATCCTAGAAAAAGATCCTGTTGGTACTCCAAAGTAAAATGATAAGTTAGGAGATCCTGCAGTTATTGTAAAGTTAAATGCTGTTGGAGTTGTAGTTAAGTTTTGAGCAGAATCAACAGCTTGTATAGGAAGTTGTTGTCCATAACCAAGTGTTATGATTGAATTTACACTTGGGTCTGATTGCCATGCTTGGAAACAAACACTGTATGAGCATGATGGGGTAAGAAGTTCATATTTTGTTAATGATACAGCAGAAGTGTTATTAGCGTCTAATTGAGCATTTACAGAAGCTAAAGCTACTCCAGATCCAAATCCCCATCCCCCTACGTTAGGAGTAAATCCTCCAGGTGTGTATCCCCAACCTGCTACTCCATTACTGAATCCAGGGTTAGATACTATGTTAAGGTCTGGGTCACATTCGCAATAAGTTGGGATTGGTGGGCAATCTCCATAATATTCACAACATCCACCATCACCTACACTTGCACTTTGGCATGCTGCTAAAGTAGCAAATGATCCAGTAGAACCAAAAGGTGCAGCAACACATCCATTTGGTGTACAATTCCATCCACTACCAGTACACGGTTGGCAATTTTCTTGACATTGTGCTAACGTTGAATAAACACCAATAGAACCTGAAGGGGCAGATACACATCCTTCGCATCCACAGTTCCAACCCCAATCTACATCACCTGGGGTAGGTGAGAATGTAGGGCATGGTTTTTCTGGTAATTGGGTAACGTTTTCTAATAAGAAAAAGCCTTTATTTCCAAAGTAGTTATACCACGTATTTGTTGGAGGAGTATAAGCACAAGATGCTGAAAACATTGATAATACATGGAAGAATGTATTATTACTTAATTCATTTGGGGTTCCAATTGAAGCTGATGGGGTACAAATCCATTTATGTTGGTTTGCAATACTAAATGATTGACCGTTATAATTAGTTCCAGAATATGTAACATTAGGTTTCCAGAAAATTTTATACAGAGTGCTAGTACCAAAATTAGCTGCTGTAGAAAAGTCTGGTATGTATGCGGTATATACTTTTTGTCCGTTTCTAAAAGTACCATCCCAATCTCCATTTAAGTTTCCTTGAAAATTAAATACATTAGATTTATCAAAAGTAAATTTAAGACAATTTTTACATTTACCCATTGTAGGCCATTTCGGCTTAGGTTTAATATAATCTATACCAATTGCAAGAGTAGCACCCCCTTTAGTAGTATATGTCTTAGTTTTGTCTGTGTTTACTGCAACTACTGATACGTCTCCTATTTCGGTGTCATCAATAATTTCAATAGTTAAAGTAACATATGATGCTATACTTAAATTTATTTCAGGGATTGATTCTAAAAAGTCTATTAAAACTGCCGTAGTTGCAGAATCTAAAGAATTAATTAAATTTGAATTAAGACTTTCTAGGATATCTCTAGTTGCAGGATCTAATGTACTACCAGGAGTAAGTATATCTTTTAAACCAGGGTCTGGTGTTCCTTTAAAATACATTACATTTTTTAGAACATCATACTGTATAAATGAATAAGTTGTCATGTTTTTACTTTTGTTTTATAAAATTTTTATATTATGAATTAGCTTCAGTATTATCATCATTGATACATGAAAGTATTTTTCCGTCACCTTGAATATTTGAAATAGATTGAGTAAAGTCTCCTGAGGTTAGTCGGCATCCGAATAATAATCCGTTTATTGGGTTAACACCAGAAGCAAAGCTATTAGCTCCACCAGTACAATTTTTCAAAGTAGCGTCTACTTTAATAAACCCAATAGGTGCAAAACTATCAGTTCCACCTACACAATTTTCCATTGTTCCTCCTTCAATATCTCCATTAAATGCAAAGCTTTCATCTCCAGCAACACAATTAGTAAAGGTTCCATTGCAATAATTTCCAAAAGAGTTACTGCCTCCAATACAATTTATAAATGTTCCATAAGCATTACCATTACCTCCAAAACTATAATTACCACCTTCACAATCTATAAAAGTTCCAGCAACATTAATTCCCGGAGACGATGGAGCTCCTGGTAGTGGGTCATATGCTCCTCCAAAGCTTTCATCGCCACCTTTACAATTTTTTACTTTTAATAAGTTTAAATTAGTAGCAATTTCAAAATTGTTATTTCCTGCATCAATTCCTCTTACATATACATCATTTGCTGTTACACTAATTGAACCAGTCCCTATAAGATATACATCTTTTTCTCCAGTAAGAGAAACAACATCAATGTATTGAGTATCTAAAATAAAATCAGAAGTAAATTGATATTTTCCAGGAGCTACTAATACTGAAAATCTATTAGTAGGTGTCAGGGTAAGGTCTTTAGCGGCTACATAAGATGCTGATAGTAGTAGAGCATTTTGGGTTGGAGTTCCATTAGCTTCTACAAAGATATAATTTGATCCTGATAATGGTTTTATCTCTATTTCACTGATTGATTGTGAAAGGATTAATACTTCAGCTGTAAGTTCAACCACAGATTGCGAAATAGCAGATACTGACTGTGAAACAGCAGATGAATCTCCAATTGAAGATGATAAGAATAATAAACTATTATCTAATTCTTCAAGGGTTAGAGCTGATCCTTTTGCATCTGGGCCTAATACTCGGGTGTAAAAGTTGTATTGCGACATATGTTTTTATTATACATATGTCTGTTTTAATGATAGTGTAAAGGGTAGGATAGAACTTTGCTAAACTCCTCTTTTTGTGTCAAAAGCAATAATATGGTCTCTTCCTGTCATATTATATCCTTTTTCAGCGCACATGTCAAATACAAGAGGATACATTTTAATTAACTCTTCTCTTGTATCTCCAGCAGGCATAATGAATGTTTTATGTTTTGGAATATCCAATGCTACTCTAAATGCTTCAATTTCAGCTAAATTTTCTTCAGTACCATCCCAAACTGGTTTGTAATGGTAGTCTAAATGATAATCCAAGGTTTGTTTGATGGTATCTATTTTTAAACGAAATTTATTGTGTTGATCAATCATTTTTTGGTCCACAATCGCTCCTTGAGGCGTAACAGCTCCAAGTACGGGAATAGAATTACCAAATTTAGGACTGAGCGATATAAGAGCCAAAGGATAGTCTGTAGTAATAAAATGAGAACCTTCGGTTTCAATAGTAATAAAAATATCTCTTTCATTTGCAAAGTGTGTTAACTCATTTACAAGTTTAGGATGCATTGTAGGTGAGCCACCCGTTAACATCATTTCTTTGATGTGTGGATTTTCATCGTAAATTTTAATAATATCATTAAAGGTAAAGGTACCTTTTTCAGGATGGATACTCGTATACCAGCTATCACACCAGCCACCTTCACCAAAATAACATCTATGAGTACATCCTGTTGTGCGTACTGCAATTGTTGGGCGCCCAAAGCGAGATCCTTCGCTTTGAACGCAACGATATAGTTCTACAATTGGTAAAACTTTATTATAATCTTCTATTCTTCCTAGATTAGATTCCATTTTTCTTTTACTTGTTCTTCAGTTAAAACTCCGATTGATTTGTCTGCCTCTTGACCATCTTTTAAAAATATAAGCGTAGGTACACTTCGAATATTATATTGTGTAGACAATTGAGGATTTTCATCTACATTAATAAATGCAACAGGGATGCGTTGCCCTACACGTTCCATAATAGGTTTAAAATTTTTACATGGCACACACCATGGAGCAGAAAAGTATAAAATTTCTTTCATTTTGTTAAAATATATGTAAATTTAATATCACCAAAAGTGGTGGTTGTCGTATAATAATTATTCTTCATAAATGCTAGAGTTTTTATCGTTTTCAAAACATTCTACTTTGATTACTTTACAACGCCCAGCATCTGTTTTAGATAACACTTCATTGAAATGATCAAATACAAGTTTTGCATTACTTTCAGCACCCATTTTCTCTAGGAAATGCACTTTACACAATCCTTCCATTTGCATTTGTTCAAACAAATCACGGTATGGATCATCTGCTTGAATTAAAGTTGTATGGTCCCACATATGATCCATCCATGCTTTTAAACCATTACCTTGAGGTGCAGGTTTAAAACCTCCATAATCAACAATCCAATTCATATCATCAAGTTGATTTTCCTCTAATGGTTCATTTGAAGCAAACCATACTTTAAATTTTAAAGCATAACCATGTAATAATTGGCAGTGTGAATGAGCAGCTTTATATTGGCGAATTGCTACTGAGTAGTTATCAAATAATTTAGTTGAGATGTATCTAGCCATTTTTCTTAGATGTTTTAGGTTTTTTAATTTCGGTATCTATTTTAGTTGGAATTTCAATAGTAATATATTCGGGAAAGAACATATTTAATCCTACTCCAGTACAAATTTTAATTGTTTTTTTCTTTGCCATTAGTTTTTGATGTAATTCCCAATTAATAATACTTTTATCCTGCATGAGTTTCTAATACTTTTGTTACTTCTTTTACTACATGTTCCCACGTTACAGGACCTTCTTCATCAGCATACATTACTGGGTCAGGGCGTCCTAGTTTAATAAATGCTTCTACTCGTTCAACAGATGATGCTGATTTATAATCAGAAAACCATTCTTTTACTTCAATGATATTAGCTCCATCTTCATAAGCAAATTCATGGTATATTGGTTTATATGAAGTGTTTGTGCGTTTATATACTTCATTAAAATCTAAACCTAATTCTTCACATAATTTTTCTCCATCTTGTAAAATAGTAAATTTATCACCTTCAAGATATGGTGTAAAATAACCTACTTTTTCAGAACCCCAATTACCTACTCTAAAGGCATGATCGTCTGCATCTCTAAATTCTTGACGACAATCAGGATAAATTGCATGATCACCTGCATGGATACCCATTGCAATATCACATTGCTCTCCTGTTTTTTCAGCGATTGAAAGTGCAACTGCTTGTGTAATTGAAGCAAATATTTTGTTACGGTTTGGAACAACTGTTGCTTTCATGTTTTCTTCAGCATAGTGCCCTTCAGGTACATCATCTCCACCTGTTACAAGTGCAGAGTTAAGTAAATCTGTTAAACCATCTAATTTAATTACTCTGTAGTTTATTTTAGAATAAGCATCTTTAGTTTTACCTTCAACTAATCTAAAGAAATTTAGAATTTTAACCAATGATTGAGCGCGTTCAAGCTCAACTCGATGTTTTTGACCGTAGTCAAATGAAATTGCTGTTACCGTGTCATATTCTTTAAGACAACGTAACAACAAAGTACTAGAATCCATTCCTCCAGATAAAGATATTACCACATGCCTTTCCATAATTCGTCGTTGTTTAGTTTTTTATATTCTTCTTTAGTTAATCCTTTCATTAACATATACATTTCAAAATCAATATCCAAGAGTCTCCAATGGTCATACCATTCTTCTTTCCAAGTTTCACGAAACTTTTCAAATTCCTGTTTTGTTATTTTATCCATAATTAAAAAGGTAAATCATCATAATCTTGAACATCTCCAACAGATGGAAAATAATCATCTTCCACATGGATAGAATCTGGTTCTCTAAAGTAGAATTCAAGGAAGTCTTTTGGGTATAAAAGAACTGTACCTGTAAAATTTGGGTTTGAGATTTCTCTACTTTGGGTTTGGACCCCATGTTTCCTAGCTTCAGCAGCTACTTCTAAACCTAATTGTTCACCTGCGGCCTTGCCTAGGTAATCGTATAAACTTAAGTATTTCATTTTTTGTTTTAGTTAAATATATTAAATATGATTAAGATTTCCAAATTAAAGTCCATTTATCTGTCTAAACATTTCAACATTATATTCTATTAAATCTTGATTAATATCATCAATACTCATGTCTTGATAATTATTCATATTAGCTAATGGTTTTTTAATTAACCCCATTTGACTATATGGTACCTCTCCAATTGCCGCCATTATTGGATTTGACGTGTCAATAGATTCAATACATTTAAAATTATGATACATCCCAAATTCAATAGGAGAAGCAGTGCCAAGTAAATGCACACGATCAAAATCAGATAATATTTTATTTTTATATAAATTAGTAATTGTTACAAATCTACCTATAGCTTTACCTAAATCTTTATTTGGATGAGGACATAAATCATTATAATATGAAGCACCATATGAATATGCTATTTTTTTATACCCAAGATCTTTATATGTTCTTGTACAAAGTAAAGCTTCATGTATGTCTTGTGCTTGAACTACAGCTACTTTTAATACCTCTTCAGGTAATTCAATTTTTGACCATTGCCTTGCATTTACTACTGAAGCTGTGTATTGTTCCCATACATCTGGGATGATAAATTCATTGGGTTTGAGTTCTTCAATCCAATGCATTAGGCGTTTAGTGTTATATGCTTCTCCAAGTTCATGTAATGAGTTATCCATTACGATGTAGCGCCCCATTTTTTTAGATTCATAGAAGAAATTACGGTATTCTTCATTTTGATCCATCAAATGAGGTAAACAATAGTCATAATCATTAAATTCTCTACTTTTTTCAAGTAAACAAAATGGTACTTCGTGTGATATTTTTATTTTTTTCATATTAATTATAGGCGTAAGCGTGTTCGTATGTTTCTGTTACTAAAGCATCTAAATCGGCAAATCTATTAGCATCATATCCATACCAACGCATTCCTAATTTAGTCATTCCGTAATTATTAATACCAGCAATAAGAAAAACTTTTTGATCAAAGTTATTAATAAATTCTTTTTCTACTTCATATTCTTTACCTTCAACAAGTTCTCCTCCTTCAGGTTGTTTTCTATCGTTTATACAAACTACTTTTTTCATTACCAATTAATTTTATAATTATACACTTTATGGGCATATCCATTTACACAAGGGCGACCTGTGTTGTAACATCCAAATACTGTTTTCCAATCTTTATATTTATTGTATAATTTACGAAGTACTTTCATAGATGTTCTAACATTATACTCTATATCATTTCGTAAACGTTCACGAGAAACATTATCATTATTATTTCTACGAGCAGTTTCTAACATAATTTGCATAGGTCCTAATGCTCCAGCACTAGATCCTTGAGCATGGTTGTAACTCCAATGGAATGGTCCTTTATATCCTGTCTCAACACTAGCAACCCCAAAAGCATAACGCAAAGGAACATCAAATGTATCAGCATATTGCTTGATATAGTTATACATTTGCATACATGAGGGTACATTTTGTTGAGATGCTCTAGGGATTCTAACACTTTGGGTTACTTTAGGCTGTTCTATTTCAACAGTAGCAGTAAAAGTGGTGGCAGCCGATAAGACTGCCACTACACCAATTTTTATGTTATTTAATATCATTACCTTCTTGTTTAATACGATTTACATACATACTAAATATAGTTTTACCTATTTGATCAGAATAAACAATATATTTCCCAGTAGCTCGTTCAATCATTATTAATTCAGAACTTTCATTTACTGCAATTGATATTTCTTCTGGTGAGAAGGCATGCGCGTATGGGTTAGGTTCTGCTTTACTCGCAGTAGGTTGGTTTTTACCCATGTAATGCCCTATACTATATCCTGCGGTTACTAATCCTGCTACCACTATGTAGTTTGCAGCTTTTTTACTAACTTCCATTAGTTTTTCTTTACTCATAACATTTTTCATATAACTTATTTTTTAGGGTTTTGCTTTTTTTTACCGTATTTAACTTCAGCATCTTTTCTCATTTCATGATAAACATGTAATTCAGATTCAAATGAATCTTTGTTTAATGGAATGCTTTCAAGTGGTGAATCGTATTCAATTATACTCCCATCAGGATGAACTGATTTTGATACGTAGATTTTGCGTTTAGTTTTTTTAGGGGGTTTGCAGAGTATACCTGCTTTTCTTAAATAAATTAAAAATTTAGATTTAATTTTCTTTTTTAGTGTCATAACTTTTATTTTTATACTTTAAATATATGATAAGATTTTTTATTTTCCAACCTCTCCTTTTTGTTTTTCTACTAAAAGATTTCTTACTCTACTTTTTGCTTTTTCACCTAATGGGATAGGATGTCCTTCTTCATCAATATGGACAAATACAATGTTTGTTTTTAAAATAGCAACTTGATTACCCGTATAAACATTATGGGCTCTAGCTTCCATGTATAAATTAACAGAGCTATTTCCTATGTCTTGCGGGTAACCATATATTTTTACTAATTGACCTTCACGTGCTGGTCTTTCAAAATTACATTTATCAATTGATACTGTCACCATACGAGGAGTATCACATAATTGCATAGCGTACCCTGCTGCTGAGGCATCAATCCAGGCTAATAATTTTCCTCCAAATAGGTTGCCATGGAAACCTAAATCTGATTTTTTAATTGGGTGTGAGTTTAAGAATTCCATTTTTAATTAAAGTTTGTATTTGTGTATATCATAGCTTTAATTCGTTCTTGTTCTAGCCAAGCTAAAAATTTAAATAATCGTTTCATACTTAATTTATTAAAGGTGCTTTAATTATTGGATGTGATCGATAATCATTAATTTTAAAATCTTCAATGAACATAGATAAAATATGAGTATCTAAACCACAATCACTAACCCAATATTGATCATCTATTTCAAGTTTAGGTAGAGTAAATGGTTCTCTTGTAATTTGTTCACGTGCTTGAGATAAATGATCCTCATATAAATGCACATCACCCAAATTCCCAATTAATTTATCAGGAACCATATCTGTCATTTTAGCTATAATTTCAAGCAATAAACCATAAGAAGCAATGTTAAATGGTAAACCTAAAAATGTATCTACTGAGCGTTGGTTCCACATTAAGGATATTGCTCTGTATTTCCCAGGGTTAGTTATTTTTTCTTCTCTAGTTGTTGGTCTTGTATAGATTTGGAATCCATAATGGCATGGTGGGAGAGACATTAGTTTTAATTCACTGGGGTTCCAAGCGGTAACTATTAACCGTCTTGAATCTGGGTTTGTTTTGAGGTCATTAATTAGATTTGCAATTTGGTCTATATACCTAATACCCGTCTCCCCTTCTTTATGCCAGCCCATTTCTATAACTTTACGCCATTGCTTACCATAAATCGGACCCATATCAAACATTGAATTGTGAAAATTATGCTTACCAGATGATACTTTTTGTTTAATTTCCTCTAGTGTATATGGTTCAGAGCATGTTGTTTTATATGTTTTATACCAATCTCCATCCCAAATTGAACAATTATTATACCAAAGAAATCTAATGTCTGTATCGCCACGTAAAAACCATAATAGTTCGGTTACAATTCCTTTCCAATACATTTTCTTTGTGGTTAGTAATGGAAAGCCTAAACTCATATCATGATAGATTTGTCTTCCAAACAATGATTTAGTTTTACCATTACGAGTTTCTTTTGTTACACCATTTTCTATAACATCAAATAAAAGTTCTTGGTATTGTTTATCTAAATGATTCATTAATTACATTTTTTGGAATCTATATACTGGGAATTCAAATGTGCCTGTTTTGTCTGTTCTAGTTTGTTGGTGCCATTCACTGTAAGGGCGGGCATGGAACCCTCCAAATGAAAGTGACTTATATATTACAAGCACCTCGTTTGTTTCTGTATGGTTGCACATACAAACAATTTCATATTGGCCTCCTTTATAGTGTTGCCATTTTTCTCCAGGTTGTGGGTAGTGTTTATTGTTCATTATTATATTTTTTTCTTAAATATTTCGCCCATTCAGCTTGTTTTCTTCCATTGACAAAAAACCAACCTAAATTTATTTCGAACCATTTGTTAAATCTGTACCACATGTAGAATTTGCTATTAATTGTTTATACTTTGTTGTTGACCAACCATGATCTCTATTTAAGTATTGGACAGGGATAGCTAGATCATCTCCTGTAAATGGTTTACCAATGTAATCATCTCCTAAAAATCTAACATATTCTGCTTTATCATTTCTATCTAAATGATTTTCCTCAAATATTTTAAGAAATCTATATAATTCTGATTCAAGTGTATATGTAAAGATATCATCTGTTTGGACAAGAGAACTTAAAATATCCATACGATCTTCTACGCTTAATACTGGTTTGCATTTTTCAGGTCGTTCAATAGTTGGGTCTGTTTGTAACATTACTGTTACATAATCGCAATGATCGATCATTTCATCAAACATTTTAATATATCCTGGGTGGATGCAGTCGAAGTTTCCTGCTATAATTCCTATTTTCATTGTTCTAAAAATATAATTGCACTTGTACCTAAAATCATTCCTAAAATTTGGTATGTTGTTAATGGTTCTTTATAATATAACCAACTTAATAAAGTTAAGAATACTACATTAGATAAAGAGAATATTAGACTTGCTACTGCTATGTTTTTTGATTTAAAACTAAATGCTAAACATATTAATCCTATAACCCAAATAAACATTCCTAAAATAAATGTAGACCAATTATTGTTTAAAGACCATTGTTTCATAAACACGTCTCCAATAGTTAAAATTAAACCACCAATTAATACTAGAATTAAGCCAATATTCATTATAACTTATTTTGTTTAAATATAAAATTTATTTTTTATAAAACCTACTTTTTTTAATTACATATAATTTAAAGTTATTTCTTCTAAAGAATTAATATCTTTTAATGATATTATATCTAAAATTTTTTCTTTTTGATTATAATTAAATACAACATTTGCTTCTTTAGAAGAATTAATTAAACTAGCTATTCCCATAGGAATAAATAAATCTCCTAACGCTGTAAAAGTGTATGGTAATAAAGGTGTTGGGCAATATTCTCCTTTAGGGATAATAATGCAAGTGCATTGGAGAATTACTTGATTTTTTTCTATATCTTGAGTTGCAAAAATCCCCCATCCATGGATAGGGGATTGTTTAACTTCTAAATTTAAATTAATTAAATTAATACCCATTACCCCAGGCGCTTCCAGTATTAGCAGTTCCTAAAGACATTAATGTGATACTATTTCCTACTGCAGAACATATAGTTCGTCTTCCACCAGATTGGGAAGAATCATTAAGATATAAAAGATTTCCAGCCATAGTAGAATTGATAATTATAACTCCAGTTCCAGTACCATCTTTAATTTTAACTAATTCGACACATCTACCGGCAGTACTATTTAAAAAATTAGTAATGTTTAAATTTCCATAACCTACAGGAGCAACTGAAGTTGTGTTATCTATTATTAGTATGATATCATCATCATTTTGTACCTGTTGGGTTGGGGATGATGCCCAGTCTGCATTAGTTAATGTTATAGTTCTATATTTTCTAACTTGGGCTCCTTTAGTAGTTAAAGAACCAGAGGTAGTTAATGATCCAGATACACTTAAATTATTAAATACTGATAATGAACCCGTCACTGATACTGAGCCTGATATTGCTGCTGAGCCTGTGGTTAGGAGTGATCCTGTTAAGGTTAGTGAGCCACTTGTATTAAGGGTGCCAGTAAATGGGTTATATGAAATTCTAGAAGGACTATACAGTGTTTTATTTCCTGTGTTAGTCTCGGTTCCCATTACTGGGTAGTAGGTTGTGTTTACTGTTGATTGGATGCTATATATTGTGCTAGCAGATACGGCTGTAACAGAGTGAGAAGCTGCACTAGATGACCATGAAGAACTAGCTAAAGTAGCAAAGGATGAAGTTCCTATAAATTGAGCACCCTCCCAGTCTATAATGGTAGCACCTGTTGATTTATAGAGTTTTCTATTATCCCAATCAGCTGATTGGGCTGCTGAGCTATCTAGGAGTAGTCGGGAACTCCAGTCGATAGAAGCTATATCAAAAGCATCTTTTAGTATTCTTGAATTCCATTGGATTGATGAAACCCCAGTTCCGTCATATAATCTCCTAGGGTTCCATCCTAATGCAGTAACTCCTGTAGAGTCATATAAAAATCTGTTAGTTGAATCTAAACTATTGTTAACCCCATCATTTACTAATAAAGTTCCAGATATACCTACTTCTATACTGGAACCTGAAATGTGTAAAGAGCCAGTGTGAGAATCATCTCCAAATTTAAGGATATAGCGGGCGTCACCTGCTGCTGTATCCAAAGGAGCAATAACTAACCATTGTCCTTCTCCTGTTATTGAACTAGTAGTATAAATATAAGCATCACCGTTATTGTTAGGGGTAGGATCTCCAGATATAACCCATAATGTCCCAGGAGTAAGAGATCCAGTATTATTACCAGATGATGATGCTATTAAAGAAGCTGAATTTCCAGTAATTGTGGATGACAAAGCAACGTTTACGTTTCCTCCAGATGATGGGAGTACTCCATTTACTGAAGTTACATATCCTGTAGCTCCTGCTGTTGTAAGGATAGGGAATCCATTTATAGTTCCTCCTACACCTATGTCTATAGTATTTGTAATATTTAAAGATGAAGCAGTTAAGCTACTACTCCAATCTAAAGATAAATTTCCTGTTGAGTCAATTAGTTGCCTATTTTCCCAATCTATTGATACGTTTGATGTAGAGTCTACAAGTTCTCTAGTAGAAGAATCTATGTTAGTTGCATTGTTATCATCAATAACTAATAATGAGCCAGTCACTAACAACGAACCAGTCATATTAAAAGATCCGGATAGTGATATATCGTAAGCATCTATTCCTGTAAATGCATCTACTGATTGAGATACATGACCTGGTTGGACTATTCCTAAGGATACTATAGTACTTTTGTCTAGTATTTTTGCCATTTAAATATTTTATTATAAATATCTAAAAATTTTAAATATTAAATCAGTATGTTTTTATGTTATCTAAATCAGATAACCTATTTTGAAGATTTTGTATAGCAGGCCCCATTTTTCTACTAGAAGCACCTGAATTTTGGATTTTTTGGATTTCTTGTAAAATGGCTTGCCTTTCATTTTCAGAAGGTAATTCTACAATAAGTTCTGATATTTCTTCATTAGGGGTAGGTGGGGTGTGTGTAGGTTTGGGTTCTCCGTAGATGTTGGTTTTGGGTTTGGTTCTGTCAAATGCTTGGTTGGTTGCTATTACTAGAGTAATTGCTAGTGGATCAAACACAAAAATTAATAAGAATATAAACCAATTAGCTACTGTTTTTATATCTGCACCCGTAATTTCGCTTACGTATTGTACTGCTCCTAATTCATTTCCTTCACTTGCTTTAGATTCCATATTTAGAATTTGAATATCTAAATTAGTAATTGAATCGTTTAAAGCATCTATCTTTAAAGATACTTTATCTTTATTTGTTTGTGCTGTAGTAAGTTGGGTTTCAAATGATTTTCTGTTAGCATTATTAGCTTTGGTGATTACTTGGCCTGTTTTATTGTCTATTGATTGGGTTGTAGTATTTGTTGATAAGGCATTGCGTAATTGAGAAATGTCTTTATCTAAAGTTGTTTTTTCTTTTTCAAGATCTATTTTAATTTCTTCAAAACGTTTTTTCTTAACTTCAACATTTTGAATTTGTTTCCCTCCAATTTCAAGTTTAGCAATATTCTCTTGAAACCCAGTACTTAATAAACCATAAATACCAATAGAAGTAATTACAGATAAAATTACAAGTGCTATAGTTAAATATATCTTTAAAAGTGCATATGTATTTTTCCAAGCATTATGTAAATATGTTGCAATAGCTATTTTAGATACCTCTAAAAATGAACCCATAATGATAACAGGTGTAGCTACACCAACAAATACAATTGATAAACCTATAACACTATAATAAGCAGCAGTAGCCGAAAGCCCTATTGCACAAAATAAAAGGAACCAGGGTAAAAATTTTTGTTTCATAATTAGGAATATAAGAGGCTCCCTTAGGAGCCCCAAATATTTTTAAAAAAAGTTAATTATTACTTGTTTTTATCTACTACAGACCAAATAGTACCAGCTAATGCTAATGTACCACCAATCAATTCATTAAGTAGACTTTCATCAATGTATCCTTTAACTACAAAGAAACCTCCGACAAATGTCAAGATGTGTCTTGCGATACCTAAGATTTGTTCTTTACTCATTTTATTTTATTTTTATTGGTTACAAACTTAATAACATATCAATAAGTTCCGGTTGAGGGAACATATCAACTTTTCCTCTAATAACATTAGTATGGGTATATAGACCAGGTGTTTTTTCAGCTTTAGCTAAGTCTAAAACATCAAATCCATCTGCTCCTTTTTGTTTTACCCACTCTACTAATCCTACTCTAGGATCAATATTATATCTATTAGCTACATATAATATCCAATTTTTTAATACACGAATCTGTTCATCTGAGTAGCGGTGCCATGTTTTATGGCCTCTAAATGGTTTAGCTAAAGTTACTATTTGGGAAGGATCAGCAGGTGTGCCTACATATGTCTTACCATTTACAATTTGGCCCATACAGCAAACTTCAATAGCAACTGAATTTCTATGCATTACTGAATTGCCAGTTCCGGTGTGCCAGCCATATCCAAATTCGGGGAAGCATTGGATTAAGTCGCCATCATATTTAGTGTTTCCATTTTTAACAGATTGGCCACCTAATATGAATTCAGTAGCAACATTACCTCTACTATCTCTAGCCCACATATCTGCTACACTGTATGGATTTTCCCAGCCAGCTGTGTGGTGTAAAAATATCCATTGTTTTTTAACAGGCCCTTTAAAGTAAGTACCTTCAGGCATGTAATGTTTAATAATTTGTAATGCCGATTGAATTTCATCATTTTCAGCATTATCTGTATTTAGTATGCCCATATGAGCCCATGTTTTAGGGCCTACGATTCCATCTACTACTAAGCCATTTTTCTTTTGATAATCTTTTACTGCGGCTTCTGTTTTTGGCCCAAAATCACCATCAGCAGTAATTTTAAGAAACTCTTGTAGAGTTTTTACGGCCTCGCCTTTGCTTCCTAGTTTCAGTGTCATCTTCTTTAAAAAAATTAGTTAAAAATTTACCTATTACTCCTGTAATTAAGGCTGTTAAAGCAACCCACTGTACGTTTTCGTACATAGCAAAACCAGTTATTGTAACACTTACTGCAAGTAAAGCATCACCTAATTTTCTCCATTTGATAGGAGTTGGTTTGTAGTAGTTCTTTAACATTTTATTATACATATGCTTAACCTTCACAAGCTACGCAATTATCATCTCTTGAAATTGTATCTCCGCGCAAGATCGACTCAGATCGCATATAATAAAGTGTTTTAATTCCTTCTTTCCAAGCTAATTTATGTACGTCACTTATATATTTTGGTGAATCAGAAGGATCAAATGTTAGGTTCAATGAAATTGCTTGATCAACATATTTTTGTCTGATACCATTTTGGCGAACAACCTCGTATGGGTTAATTTCTTTAAATGTTAAAAATATTTCTTTTTCCTCGTCAGTTAAAATATAATCAGGTAATCCCATAACAGAACCTTTATCTTTAGCAATCTGTTCCCAAACACTATCAATATTATATCCTTTAGATTCAAGTAAACGCTCTAATGTTGGGTTTTTCTTAATGAATGTACCTTTTGCTGTTTTTAAATTATAAACATTTGCAGGAATAGGTTCAATTGAAGGAGATACACCTCCTGAGATATGAGCATTTGATACAGTTGGGGCAATTGCTAAATGGTGAGTATGTCTTAAACCTGTACCTTTACACCATTCTGGTTCTCCATAAAGTTTTGCTTGGTCACGAGATGCTTTTAATGCTTCTTTTTCAATAAAATCAAACATCAAACGTGTATAAGAGTTTGCTTGTAAACCTGCAAATGGGATATTTTTTTCTTGTAAGAATGTATGCCAACCTAAAACACCGATACCAATTGCTCTACCTTTAGATGCCGAGCGGTATGTGTTTTCCATAAAGCGGATGCTTTTAGATCGATCAATAAATTCTTGTAATACACCTTCCAAAAACCAACAAGTTAGTTCAGGTAAAGTCATACCATTGTCAAATAAACATCCTTTCCATTCATCCCAACGAGCTAAATTTAAAGAAGATAAACAACAAATAAATGAATGTAATTCATCTGTGTAAAGTGAAATTTCAGAACAAATATTTGTCATTGAAACATGTAAATTATTCTTTTTATATGCTTCAGGGTTATTGTTGTTTACATTATCCTCAAACATAATGTAAGGTTCACCAGTTTCAAGTCGTGTTTTTAATATCTCACCCCATAATTTTAATGCTTTAGGGTCTTTTTCTTCAACACGATTCATAAACGCATCATCA